ACCACCACCACCACCCGCGTTATAGTTTGCAGAGGAAGAAGCCGCGCCACCGCCCCCACCACCACCGACAATTTCGACAACGATAGCTTTAACATTCGCTCCGGGTGTATATGACCCTGAGGTTACTAAAACCTTTGGTGCACCCAAAAGGCGACCAGGAACGCCAAGAATCGTGGTGTCCTGATAGATATCAGTTCCATCGCAAACAACCTCTGCGGTAAACCCGGCAGGAATGGTTACCCCTGTGCCTGAAGTTGTTTTAAATGTGACAGTGAAAGCACCGGAGCAGTTGTTCACAACTGTCCAAGATTTCCGCCAGGCTGGCACGATAACGTTGATGTTTGCTGTCAGCGTACCGGTTAACACAATGCGGTCACGTGACGCCTGTAGTGTTGACAGTGTCACACTGGATGAGCCTAAACCTGTAACGCTGGTAACGCCGTAAGAATCAGCTGGCACCCAACCGGTAAGTGGCGTAGCGGAGGATGTTTCGGGGTTGTTTGTGTTGCCATCAACCGTATTTAGCCAGTAGCCGTCACCGGTGGAGTTAGCCAGCCTTGCCCCGACTGGATAACCACTCACGCTGGATGAAAACGTGGAATCATAACCATATCCGCCGCCTGCCTGAGCCCAGCGGATGGCAGATGTAATGTCATTCAGGACACCATTAAAATCCGTCCCGAAAGGCGGGATGCCACCTGCGGCAATTGGTGTTCTGGTTAACGGCGGGAATCCATCTGTATAGGACGCCCGGCCACCTGACACCCCAATCTGGGACGCTACAGGGATATCCTGTTTAGAACCACTGTTAGCAAATGGCACCGGTAACAATTTAGGTAAATTGATAATTTGCATTTTGTATTCCTGTGTCCGGGAAGAAAATTCCCTGCTCAAACGGTTGAAGGCCTGCTTCGGCAAACCCGAAGGTGGTTTGTGGGTCAACTATCATCAGGCCAACTGACACGCCTGCTGGTTTTGTTATTGCATTCGAATTAAGAACTATTGCCCGCTCTACATCGCTTAAATCAAAGAGAAAGACATATCGAATCGACATGACTCCGGTAACTGCGACGAATACTTGTCCTTTAGTTCCAAACAGGTAATTAAGCAGGCGGTTAATATTAGGTATTGAGCAGTCGGTAATATTCGACATGGCTTTTGCCATTATCAAAATACGGTATGCATCATTGCTCAGCCGGTATGTCTGTGACTGAAGTGGACCGTTATAAAAAGGTGCTTCATTAAATGGCTTGGGTGAATTATTTGCAGCGGAAGTTAATGCCTCATCAAAGCCAAAATATGTGGAAGACTGCTCAACCTTCAGCAATCGTGAGACGCCAACTATCTTTCCCCACACATCCAGTCCGTATGTATCAGCCGTGGAGATATCCCACACAGACGCAATGAATTCGTCATTGAATTCATTGAGGTCAAGTGCGTCATTAAAGGTTTCTATCAGGCTTCTAAGTTTCGGGCTGTCTGCGTATTGTGTGAGGATTGTGTCCTTCACATTTATCATACGAGGGTTACCGTAATATCATTAGCATCTAGGGTGGGTATCTGGTCGACGCCATATTCAACTGATGAGGCAAATGTTGTTCCGTTCTTACTGACCGTGAGAGACAGGACGTTAACCACGGAAGGGTCAATTTTGTTCACCACAGAGTAATAACCACCGGCGAAAAGTTTCGAACCGATGCGGGCTTTCGGAACCAAATCACTCTCACCATTAAAAGCTTTAATAACCTGTTCTTTTACCAGGTCTCCGATATTTGACGGCAGTGATGCGTTATTCGCAATTTCAACTTTAAAATACGTTCTTGAAGGCGACGGGGTATTCCAGGTGATCGTATATTGCGGCGGGTTGTTCGTTCCCTGCGTGGTATCCGTCACTACATAAGACGTATTGCCGACCATTCCGCATCCAGCCTGGTTTTTAATATAAATTGCGTTCGCAATATCAGCCGCGTTACCACCATATGCAGCCACGTAGACGCTGTGCGCCGGAACCGGGTAATTTGTTGCACCGATATTCACAGTGACACCAGAGTGATTTGACCACACATAAGCATCGGTCACCCCGTCAACGTCCAGTACTGCGGCGTAAATCGACTCCGGGGTGCCTTTCGCGTTCAGGGCTACAGATTGTTTGCGCCGGTATTCAAAATTAGCCCGCGTCTCAACATCGTTACCTGCCGAACCTGCCGCAGCATTCGTAATGCCTGACCATCCTGATATGCCGCGATAGATTCGGTTAAGAGCGCCTACAGGGCATGGTATAGCTCCGCTGGTCAGGTTCTGAAAGACGATATCAATCGTCCCTGTTGATGGGATCACTGCATCAGTTAGCGATGTATAGATATAACCCGCTTCATCCTGAGCCGTGCTTCCTGCCGGGATGGGCGTCCCCACAAGCCCGGTAACGGTGGCCGTTACAGTTGTCCCCGTGGCGGCTATGCGGTCAATGAAATAAATGCGCCCGATAGCATCCTGAAAGCGCCCGGATGCGTAATCAGGGTTGATGTTGTTTGCGATATAGAGAAGCTGGTCGTTTTTGTCGGCGATGATTGCCGCATCGCTTTGCGCCATCTGGCCCTGCGGGGTTGTGAGGCTTTTACTCATCCCCCCGCCGAATGAATTATCCAGGTCAACAAGACGCCCGTCGAGGATATCAATCTCATCCGGCACCGAGAGACCGATGTCAGAAAACTCAGCAGCGGGAACTGCCGTTGTTGCGATTACTGTCGCCATGCGAGGCCTCAGAATTGGATTGTGCTGGAGATGTTATTCGTGTCTGTGATGGTCATGACGCCGGAGCATTTCCGATCGCCTTTTCCGATAGCCACTGTGCAGGCCGCTGACTGAACGTAGGGGAGTTTTAAAGCCTCAGTTTGCATCTTGGTATTAATAAGCTGCGTTCCTGGCCAGTGCCCCAAAATACGCTGGTAATAAGGGATGCCAAGTGAGGTGTCGTACCATGACTCTCCGAGGAACGTCAGGCAGGCACAGGCTACGTCCTGAGCCACGGCGTAGGGATTGTCTGTTATTGCCATATTGCCAAAACTATCGAGGCTGATATCCCATGAGTCGGTTTCAAGCTGGAAAGATTTTGTGATCATATCAGCCCGCCCATATACGTGATGGTGACTGAGGGTTGACGGTATATTTCTTCAGGAATTTGAGTTTCAGATCACCATTGATGACACGCAGATTGACGTGGTAACCGTCTAAAGGAGTGTATTCCGTTTCCGGCTCACCCGGGTTAACTGGCACCTGCACGACACCAACAATATCTACCAGAACTTCCGGGTGATAATAGCTTCCTTCGACGTCCTCAAAGCCTGATTTCAGTAACTGCTTCCGCATCTCTTTTTCATCACTGAACCGCAGATAAATATCTTTCATCGTATGCCCTTAATTTGGATGTCAGATAACGCCCTGTGCCAGATACGCAAGTTGCGTATATGACCATTAAGCATGCGTGACCCGGAGGCCGTGGCCCCGGCTCCGCGTCCGATATAAAAGAGTTGATTAACTGAGGAAGTTGTTCCTGGTGTTGGCCGGGATACAGATGTTGGGCTGGTCAGGAGAGTTCCATCCACGCAACTCTGATTCTGGGACGTCGTGGACCGCGAACAAACTGTATGAATCTGGCCGTCATCAATCCGGTTGTCTGAGTAATTAAACGTTGAACTACCGTACGCAAAGGCATATTTCCCCAGGGTTGCTGTTGTACTGTCTACCATCATTACGATGAATTCAGTAGTCGTTGGATATGCCGCAAGAATTCCGCGGCGGCTTGATGTTGCGCCGTCCGTTGCGGTCTGCCCGTTACAGTGAACCTCTGCGGAGATCGTTACCGGGCCAAAATAGTTGTCATTGCCTGAGCGTTGCGCTGAGCAATCGTCAGGTGACCGGGTAACAGCAGATGCAAGAGTTGGTATATATGATGTAGACAGTGTTCCCGTCTCAAGTTGGGGCATTTGAAGGCGAATCTCTGTTCCGGCCGGGATATTTGCCTGGCCCACTCTCGAAAGGACTCTTAACTGAAGGTAATAACTGTCTGCCACGGATGCTGTAAAAGTGCAGGAAAATGTATAATACCCATCACTATCCAGAACGGCTTTATTAACTGTCATCCCTGTAAAAGGGGTTACGGTTCCGTTCAAATAATCCAGTGTGCAGTCGGTTACAAAACCGGTGCCATTTGCTACACGCACCCGTAACCGACCGTTAGTAGCCTTGGTTCTGCATGAAATGCTCGTTGATCCACCAACAGCAAGGGCAACGGGAGCGGCGTTTGCAATCATGTTGAGTTCATTAATATCGGCAGTCACCGATAAAATCCCGGTCATTGCCTGTGTTGCGCCATCTGCCTGCTGTGTTTTTGTAACGCCTGATGTGGCCCAGCTGGCCGGATTATCAGAGTTTAAATAAAGATTGGTACTGGACCCTTCTATCAGCAATCCCTGCTTTTCGAACCGTGGTTCATTAATCGCCGCTGTCTGTAACACGCCTGATTTATCGATATACGTCGCGGTCGATGCTCTGGCGAATGACAACAATTTAGTGTTAACCGGATACCCGGAAATCATTTTTAGATCGTCACTGAGTGGTGCCCATACATCCGGGAATGGCGGCGCGACGTAACCCGTGGCAGCGGCTGAACTGGCGGCCTCGGCGGCGCTCTGAGCTGCGGATGCTGCGGATGCGGACGCACTGGTTTCGCTGGACTTTGAAGCTGCCTCAGAAGCTTTTGCGGCTGCTTGCGAAGATAGTGCCTGCTGCGCGGCGTCGGTGGCCTGCCCGGTCAGTTCTTCAACATTGGCCTGCAGGTTGTCGGCGACGATGACGCACTGCGCGGCGGCGTTCTCCGCTACTGTTGCGTATTGCGCTGCGCGTCGAATATCAATAGTGGACATAGTGGATTCCATTAATAAAAAACCCGCCGAAGCGGGTATGAGCGGTGTCGTTATTCGGCGAGTTAGTTTTTGAATCCAGGCAACATGATTTGACCCTGCTTATCCAGCCTTTCAATCTGCGCCAGTAATTTTGGCTTTTTCTCTTTACCCCACCGGCGAAGCAGTCGACCTGACATACTGGCAACGTCTTTTTCTTTCATGAACTCAAGCATCAAGGAATTACGTTCCGCTTCAAGGTTGTGTTTACCCAGGGCGATCATGTCGGCCATCCAGTCGAAAGCAGCTATGTACGCCTCTTTGAAAGCAAACGCTGCTGAGCCGGTAAAACTGAATACCAACATTGTCCAGCCGTTGCGCGTCATGCGATAGAACGGCTGAGGCTTTCCGTTCTGTAAGCTATTGTTTTCATGGCAAAGCGTAAAATTGCGCTCTGCAAAATCCGGTGAGCATGCGCTGATCACCTTTCTGGTCTTTCTCATCACATCCTTGTGGCCTTTCCCGAATGCCTTTGCCACCTTGAATGTGTCAGTTGCTGACTCCGTACCGGACAAGAAGATGAGTTCACGAAAATCGAAGCCGTTGATTACGGTTGGATATTGCATGGTGATTACCTTTCAAAAAAGAGACCTCTGCTCACCAGAACGGCCATACCCGAGCGCACCATGCTGCGATGGCGTTCTCAGAGGTCGCTTTTGTGAATGGTCTCGGGGTGGAATGCGCGGTGAGTGCGCGGTGAAATTCAGGTATAAAAAAGCCCCGGCGATTGCCGAGGCTGGATACAAAAAACCCACCTGATGGTGGGTTAGCTTAATGGGATCTAGTACAATAATGTGTCATTCCATACGGAGATAAGTCATGAATAAGTTAATTTTTTCTTGTCTAATAGCACTTTCTTTTCCTGTTTTATCATCTTCTGATCTCGATGATAAAGCGAAAAACGAATGCAAAAATAACGCCGGACAGTTATCAGAACAATTTATCTCAACGGCTTTTGAAAACGCAGATTTTCTTGATAAGGCATCCATAGTGCAGGTCAAAGAAGACTACATATCCCTTATCGGTGGAGTGTGCTTTGCTGGTTATACGGCGGCAAAAAATAAATCATCTGATGAAAGGATGGATGCTGAAGCTAAGAGGATATCAAGGGAGCTAGATAACCCAACACTATCATCAGGAATTTTTTATGCATACTTCTATGGTACTGGGGTCTACTCTCGCCTTAGCGCCAAGTGATCATTGAGGTCCTTGTGTGTTGGCGTTACCTGATTCTACACCGCCATGCACATGTGTAGAAAGATTAATGCCATTGCCCTGAACCTCCCCAGTGGCTGTGATGCTGCCGCCGAATGTGGCGTTACCCGCATAGCTACCTGCCCCCTGTGTTAGCTGCCCGTTTGCTTCAATAACGGGTGAGTTAAGCGAGATTTTCGCCTCAGCGTTCAGGCTGATAATGTTGCCGTTTACGTTGATAACCAGCGGTGACACGATATCGATACCATCATCAGCAAACTTCATATACTGAGTCGGCGCGGCGTTTAGCAGGCCGCCCATGTAAATGGCGTCGCCGTAACTGTGCGACCTTGCGGACGCAGGTAAAGCAGGTGCAGCGGTTTTCTTAGCCGTCCTGATGTCTTCATCACAGCAGGCTATCCAGCCGATATCACCCACAATCGGGTCCATGATTACCGCGCTGCTGCCCCTTTGCAGCCTGAAAACAGGAGCATTATAAATAACTCCTCTCTCTATCAGAGCGCCAGTCCCATCAGTACCGTGGATCATCGGCTGAACATCGACAAAGCTCATCTCATTTTCGTTGCCTGGATAAGTGGCCTTGACCATGGCAAGCGTGATAAATGCTTTCCCCGACAAGAACTTCTCCATCACGAACTTCTGAACGTTCGCGTCGGTTGAGATGTCATCCGGCCGGATTTTGAATTTGTTTGTCATTTGGTAGCCCGTAAGGATACATAGTCAGCCCGCACTGAGTGAACCACGGTCCGCCCTCCTGCCATGTGGACAGAATGTACTGGGAATTATTTATGCCATACAAACCAGACGCGTTAGGAAGGTCAGTTTGCAGTTGCAGGTTTCTCCCTCTGACAAGCAGGCTGCTGAACATTGTGGTAATGGTAACGCCCCATCCATTAAAAATTGGGTAACCAATAAGCCCGCTCTTTGCAGATACCAGAGGTACAGTTTTATCTATGGTGTCGCCTTCTTTCCATACATAAATTGTTCCGTTCCTGAAATCCCAGTTCAGATTATGAGCTCGGGCACAGGCTGTTATTTGCTCAATGTAATTACCGGTGTAAAACGGGTCAGCCTCAACATCATTTACCGAATCACCTATTACAGCCTGATAGCCAATAATTTTTGCAATAGATGAAATAATATCTGCCACTTTTGCGTCACCCTGAACATGAAAGTCCTTTACGGGAACTGACTGGTCATAACCTGTTGAGGTGGCCTGGATGATCAGCGGAGCGTCAGGCATCCTGCCAAGGTCGGTGTAACATGAACCAATTGAGCCGGTGAAGATAAGCTCATCATTGGCCCATACCTTCATCATGTTCTGAATGGTTCGTTCATACTGGATGCCTTTAAAGCTAAGCATTGCCATGCGCTCAATACCGAGACCGTAGACCTCAGCATTCAGGACAGTCCCGGAAACGCCACCATATCCACCAACATTGACATTGGCCTTTATGTTGTCGATCGTAAGCGTGTCGTTCCCTTTTTCATCAAATGAGCCTTCATTCAACTTAAACTGGAACTTAAGCCTTCGCTTTTGATAAGTCATGACGCCGCCCTAATCTCTTCATTGCTTGCAAAAAACAACTTAAAACGCTCGCCAAGACCGTCATAAGCAGGTTCTTCATCACCTTTTGTGTCAACGAAGAAAAGATCACCGGGGAGGCCAAGATATGCATAGCGTACCAACTTATTACCATTAATGCAGATTATACCAAGTGCCTTCCATTCATTATTCACCCCTATATCTGCATATAATCCATTGCTACGCTGATAGATTCGGAGCATTACCGGGACACCTGAAAGTGTCACTGTAAGCTCCTGAGATTTAATTGGTTGCAGGGTAACGGTTTGCATCAGGTGATCACCCTAAGAAGTTGCGTTGCCGTCTGGCTAACTTTATCTATCGCCGAAGTGCTTGCACCATCGATAGCTGCGCTAGCTGCTTTAGTAGCTCCATCAATGACGCGATTGACAGAACTAGCCGCCTTTTCAAGAGAATCAGGGATGGAGTCTCTTATTCCGGCCAGCGCACTGGATAGATCGCTTTGAGTGGACTCTGAAGCAGATGAGGCAACCTTTTCCGTTACAGTACTTGGTGCCTTACTAATTTTGTTATTTGTCGTGCCGCTCTCGGCAGTGGTGCTGGAGATTGTGACTTCGGCATCTTCCAGAACTGCCTGGAAAATGGCTTCAACTGTCAAAAGGGTTACGTCGCGCTCTGAAGTTCGATAGTTGTACCGGATTAGGTCGTACTTCTCGTACGTCGTATCGGGCGTTTCGATGTCGTAAAGGTCTGTGCTTTCCACCATGATATCCAGAAAGCTCAACATGGATGACCGACTGGTTAACGAGAAGTTGGTGATGTTTGGCAAAGCACCAGTAAACCCTGACAGCCCCTCAAGAACAAACAGCACCCGAATTAAGGGCGGGCGTTTTACCTTGTTGTATGAGGTGTAAGACCCCTTTTCTACAGGCGCATTTACTACTACTGCCTCCGCGCCATACTCAACGCCAAGAAATGATGTGGGGTTAATCGCTCTTCCACTCCCGTCAGCGTAGTAAATCCCATACCCCGGATACAGTACGCTGTTAATGACGGAGAATATCCCTCCGCCTTTTATCGCGTTAAGTAGCGTTGTTTCATTAATGGAAAATGCCATGTCACTGACCTGTGTTATATGCAGATACCAGGGCGTTACGCCGGACAGTTCGCTCAACGTCAGCACCAAGCGCGTTAACACTGGTCGCGCTTGTTTGCATATTCATCTCACCAATGTGGATATCGGTTTTATTGGATACTCCCTGCATTGGTGAAGGAGTGACTCTGCTTGCCATTGCCTGAGAGCCGAGTTGAATTCCACCAAGAATATTTGTGTCGCTAATGTACTTTCCTGATTGACCATTTTCATGATCAATGATGCCGCGCATTAAGTTAAAAATGGTTTCCGTGTCCGCCGAGTTAAGTATTTCGTCAGCGCCTTTACCCAGTTTTTTTGCTATCGCTGAAATATATGCCCCGGTGTCGTTTTCAGACGATGGCGCATAGGTGTTAATGATTTCCCGTATTGTGTCTTTACCACGGCTGAAATATAGCTGTAGCTGTTTATATAATGCGGCAATCCCTTGTTGCATAGTTTCGAAGACGGCAAACCTTCCGTTTGGACCACCTTCTTTCGTCGCTCCAGCCTGTCCTACGTAATTCAGATTCCCGGGGTTATTGTTTCTCAACCCTCTCGTTGTGGTTCCGTAAGCACCGTACGAATCACCCCCTTGGGAGTTTCCTTTTTGAGTGCCGTAAGCGTCATACGTATTGTCGGTGTCGTTAAAGCCAAGGCTTCTCCACCATTGGAGAATTTTATCAGTAGGTGTGTTTCCAGATTCCTGGGAAGCCTTTTGCTTTTCAAGCATCTTATTAACAAGATACTCGCCAGTGCTTATTCCCTGCTTTTCGGCTTCTTTGTCAGCCTGCCCTAATTTATCCCATGCACTTACAACAGCCATCGCGGCGATTACTGGGCCAAAAGCGGCTGCAACTCTGCTAATAGCGCCAAGCATACCGATAGCCCATGAGCCAACGACAAATGCCAGGAGCACCTTAAGTGCGTTTTCCCATCCACCAACCGCATCGACTACGTGCTGTATTTCTGTTGCAGAGTCAGAGAAGAATTTTTCTATAGTTGGACCATGCTCAGTGATCCAGTCTCCCAGTTTGATTAGTAATGGGGGTATTTTTTCCAGATAAGGCAGCATCGCTTTGAACAAGGTCTGCCCTGCGGCTTCAAAGTTACGTTTGAGTTCAACAAACTGTACGTTTAGCTTTGCTGTATCTTTAATCAAAGACTCAGTAGCTTTCGACTGGTTCTCGAAATATTTTTGATTCTTTAAAAATTTTCCGCTATTGAGGTCCTGAATGGTGGCGTTATCAAAATTTAAATCCTTCCCTATTTTCCTTTGAGCATCTTTGCTGAACATGTGCCAGTTTTCGGCTATTTGCCTCATTATGTCGCCAGAAGACATACTTTTAAGGTCAAATTTTTTACCAATAATCGCTTCTATGCCACCTAAGGTTTTAGTAAGAGGATTATTCGAGATATCGCCGCCGCCTCTAAACTCAGAAATTAAATTCTGAAAGTTCTGAAGTACCCCAGTAATTTTCTCTGCGCTTGATCCTGCCGCCTCTGCTGCGCCGGTCCATCCATCCAGTTCTTTAGCTGACATGTCCAGCGCTTTTGAGGCCACGCCAAGTTGAGTAAGACTGTTGGTCATGTCCGTTACGAAGTTTTTAACGCCGTAAAGAGACAGGGATACACCGGCAAGCGCGATAATTTCGTTTCGGATTGAGCCAAAAAAAGAAGCAGCCCTTTTACCGGCCGCTTCCATGTCTTTAGCTGTTCTTTCTGCATCATTTCTGGTGTCATCAAGACCGTCAGATACATCCTTCTGACCTTTCTTAAACCCTGACGAATCAAGGCCCAGCGTGACGACCAGCGCGTCGATAATCGTTCCTGCCATTAACGGGCCTCATTTGCTCTGTTGATGACCATTTTGTTGTAACTGTCCACTGTGGATATTTCGAGCAGCCACCACAAATCCTCAGTACCCAGCGTTGTGCTCAGTTCTGTCAGTGTTGCCATGCCCGAACTGAGCACAGTCGCTATGGTTTTGGGGACGTTGACATAATCAGCCAGGCCATGAACGGTATCGGTCATGACCGGAGGGATGTCTAACTGGCGGCGGCCTGAGAAAAACCCACGTGTAGCTTGAACACCTCCGCACGAAGCTTGAGGCGGGTGGATACCTCTTCGATATCGCTGTCGACGAGAGAGCGCACAATGTTGCGGTTTGACGGGTCAGGGATGATTTTGACGCACTTCATCAGCTCATCCAGGAGCGGCTTTGCATCAACCGGATCGACTTTCGCTAACATGCCAAAACCGATACGCGCCATCTCGTGCATACCCATATCAGCTATGTTATCCGGTACTTCAACGCCGTTTTTAGCCATCGCCAGACCGGCACGGATGGCCCACCATTCCGCCTCTGTGGCTGGCATTTCAGTAATGCGGAACAACTTGCCAGTGTCGCGGTTATCGCCATCTACTGAATAGTCAATTTCTTTACGTGCCATCTATTTATCCCATTTATGCTATAATTAACTGTGTACTGTAGCTGTGGAGTTACAATTGTGAATATTACCGCCAGCAGAGTCAGAGAGCTTTTTGATTACAATCCAGAAACCGGTGTTTTTACGCGTAAAGTACGAACTGCTATGCGCACTAAAATCGGAGACATCGTTGGTAACCGAGATTCTTATGGTTATTTGCAGGTTTCTGTTGATGGGAAACTATGTCTTTTGCATCGACTGGCTTGGTTATATGTTTACGGGCATTTTCCTTCTGGAAAAATTGACCACATAGACCGATGCAAAACCAACAATTCAATATCAAACCTAAGGGATGTTACCCATAAGGAAAACATGAGGAATCTTCCAATATTTAGATCCAATACATCTGGCTATGCAGGTGTTCATCAGAGAAAAGATAATGGAAGATTCACGGCTCACATTAGTTGTAATGGACAGAAAAGGTTCCTTGGCAATTATGATACCGCCGAGTCAGCCTCTTCCGCCTATGAGTTAGCCAGGTACTTTAGAGACAATTACGGAGATATAGATTAAGCAGTGTAATTTTCTCCAATCACCGATTCCCAGTCGATCTGGTATGTCGCCGCCTGCAACACGCGCTGTGCGTCGGGGATTGCCTTAACTCGCACCAGAACGCCGTTTGTGAGGGTATACTTGCGCCCGATAGCCGGAAGGATGATTGTCGCGTTACAGCGGAATACAGCCTTGGACGTTTGCGATGTTAACTGCCATGTTTCAAAAACATCACGGCTCGGGCTGTCAGGCATGATGGTGATGGTCTGAAGGTACTGACCGAACACGAAGCCGCCAGATAGTTTACCGTCAGCGCCACGCACCGTTACCGCCATTTCGGTATCACCCAGGGCAAACATCGCATCCGCCGCGTACCCTTCCAGCGTCTGGGCGCTGGGGTAGAGGTTGGTCACAGTGAGAGCAAAAATAGCGTCAGCACTGGTAATAGTATTTCCTGCCATTTACTTGCTCCTTACTGGACCATGATGGATGCGAGGGTGATTTTCTGAACACTGCCGCCGTCCGTGTAGTAGAAAGAACATCCCGGACGGATGCGATCTGCTCGCTGTTGCGCCGTTGCTTTCGGGATATACAGATACCAACCCTTGGACACAATCGACGCTGCCACATCCACCCCAACCGCATTCTTGATTTCATCGCGTTGTGATGCAGACAAATCAATGCCGGTACGGATGCCTCCAAACACTTTCCCTTGCTCGATGGTGTCAGCAAACGACGCTTCAATAGCAGCATCGCCACGCGTGTTATAGGGGAGAGAGCGATTGGATTTAAACAGGTCAATCGCGTTTCGCATCAGGCGAGAGTTAAGCCAGATCTGGAAGCAGAAGCTGTCGAACCATTTAAAATCGCCGGTGATATTACCTTCAGCCCAGTACTGAGTATCAAAATCGTTGGCGGTGTACGCGCCATAGAAGTTGTACCCATTGGCTTTAAGGGCAGTGCAATCGGCGCTGGATGTGACGTTTGCAATAAGGCCGGATTGCTCGCGATATTTAAACGGAACGCGGCCTTCCTGACGATCAAAGTCGAGGCTGGCGGCATAACCCAGCGCCGATGCAGCGTAGGTCTGGTCACCATACACAGGGACCACGTTCTGGTAGTTGTACGTCTCGATGAGCTTATAAGTCAGCGTTGACGTACTGCCCTGCACTTTAGCGTCAGCCTCATCGTAATGAGCAACATAACCAAAACGGTAGTTTTCACTGTTTACCCAGGAGGAAAACGCCAGGTGCTGCGCTTCATCGCACTCAAACGAGGTGGTGAACAGCGCCCAGTTCTGGGTTTTATCCAGCACCGATACCATCAGGGAAGGAACATTAGCAATGTCTGCGCCCTGAGAGATGATGGCCCCGGTAGCCGCAGTAAACCGCAGCGCTGTAGCCGCCGTGCCGGTTGCGTAGGTAATGGTGCTTGCCGCGCCGGTGGTGCTTGATTTGATGATGAATGCTTTCTGAACAGTGTCATAAACCACGTCAACACCGGTTCCAATCGCGGTTTTGATAACTGTCGCTGCCTGCGCGAAACTGGTAACCGAGGTGAGAACGATATTGGATGAGGTTTTGACGGTGCCGTCTACGGTAATAATCAACGTTCCGCTGATGAGTTTTAACTGGTCAAGCGTCATGTCTGACAGCGAACCAGAGCGCAACCATGCTGATACAGCGGCTTCATTGAACTGCGCAAACAGCAGGGAACCAGGCTTTTTAGTGGAGCCGTCATAGCCATTGAAATAGATGGCGGCCATTCCGTATTCGGTCGAAGTGAAGCCAAAATAGCGACCAACGTCTTCTTTATTCGCAAACGATGGAACATTACCCACCGGCGCATACTGACTGTCTGTGAGAATGAGTCCATTTAAGTCAACCGCGCTCCCGCCCGCTGGCAGTACTCCGGGGTTGATTTGTACGTCTTCACGTAAGGAAATTGCCATTTAAGGGCTCTCCGGTGGGTATTTTAAATCTGCGGCAATAACGCCAACTGTGATGCTGTCAAAGAAATCCTGACGCGTGGAAACGCTCGGGTTGTATTGCCCGATAAAATCCATCGTCCAGCGGCTTTCGTATTGTTGCTCGCCGTTAATCATCGTTGTCTGATGCGGGTCGGAGCAGTAGAGAGGAATTAATGTGTTGCCGTTTTGCCTGAACCATTCACAGGCATATTCGGAGCGGATCAGCGTACCGATAATTGCAGCGTTATCCGCCGCGCTTTCTCCGTAGCAGTCAATCTGACAGGGCCACTGCGTGCTACGGCTGGTTTGCTGAACACCTTCGCCATAGATGCCGTTATCAGCGTATCTCACGCGGTTGGTTGAAAGACCGATCTGCCTCATGGGTGTCATGATAATAAAGTCACCCAGCGGCATTGGCGTAAGGTTCTGCTGCCCGTCCAGTACGTTGTCTATCGTCAGGCCTGTGATATCCATCAGAAACGCCTGAAGCGGTATTAACAGGTCAATCTCTTTGATGTCGATAGTGGCGCTCATGGTGACCTCTGGAGATTAACAATTACGCGGCACCATTCCGGCCACAACTCCGGTACTTTCACGACCAGCCACTTATCGTTACCGACCAGGAGAATGTCTCCGCCTTTCTGCTCGGGCCGGTTCACGCCGTTGAAATTCCCGTTCAGATAAGCCGATCGCAAAATTCCCTGAATGTTAACCGCATCGATTTGCTTCAGGTCAGTGGATGACAGTTCCTGAAACTGAACAGATACATCAACATTGTTGTAGGACTGGATGCGCTTTCCGCCTGGTAAAGTTGTGAAGCCAGTATTGACCTGAAACACGCCAGCAACGTTTGGGTTAATCCTGCTGGTTAGTCCGTTTGCAATGCCTCTCAGATTCATTCTTCACCGTCCCTGATATCGTAATCGACGCTGTTAAGCATGTGACCGGTGTCAATCAGCGGCTTATCGAAACCTTTCTTCTCGATAGTCACCGGTGAAAGAGGAGGCTCCATTAACTCCCTGATTGATTGCTGCAACTGTCCTTTGATGTGCTCACCCATAAGGCCAAGGGTCTGCTCACCATCGAAGTCTGTAGCCTGCGCAATCCGACCAATGTCGTCAGGCCAGGTGTCTTTGTTGTCGGCAATCATGTTTCTGAAGAAAGGACGGGGAGGCTGGTTATTGGCGGGGTTTCCGAACTCGTTAGCAGCAGCGACCATCGCCACCTGCTGACCGTCCGGATAGGTTGCATTCTCAAGAAATCCAACCCGCAAAACCTTACCCTCTCCCAGCCTTTCCGCCATTTCAGCAAGCTTTCGCTCAAGCGCATCACCACCACTGAATGACGACATAGCTACCTCCGCCAGTTGGCCCGGCGATAGTAATGACCGGGATAGTTGGAAGGTGAAGCGCCGGGCACGTAGCGAACGGTCCTGTAAGCGGCTGTGGCCTGCCAGTAAGCAGCGCCGTAAGGCGTTTGCAGATACCACCAAGAAGCCTGGCTTTGCGGGACGTCAGCGAGGGATACAGACACTGACCCTTCTGAGGCGCTCGCTACGCGCCCAACCAACCCGGAAGGTGCCTGACCGCCGACGCCAGAATTCATCGCGGCGATATGAGCAACCAGCATATTGAGATAAACAGCCCGGACATCAACATCCGTGACGGGGCTGCAATCGGTGTTATTCAGGTAGACCGTTGCCTCTGCAAAGTAGGCATTCAACAGGTCACCACTCACCGAGGCGAACTCGGGATAACGCGCCCTGAACGCGCTTATGTCAAAGACAACGATCGCCATTATTTACCGTCCGCTTTTTCGATACCCGGCATCGGCTTGTCCTGCGGCAAACCTTCCAGCCCAGAACGGCGATCGGCATTTTCTTTCGCTTTGGATTCGGCGCTGTTAGTTTTGGCCTGCGCGAATACAAGCTCGTTTTTCACATACGCCTGGTCAGCGTGAACCTTCATCCATTTATCGAAAGCGTCTTTATCGACGTTCTCAGTCAGGCCGTAGCCACCGATGACGTTTGAGGCGTTAGCACCGTTCAGGACGACGCTATAGCCATCAACTTCCAGCACAATGCCGTTAGGCAGTTTGCAGCCTACAGTTACTGTCTCAGCCATGACTTACACTCCCAGCATTGTGGCAATTGCCAGCGGTTGACGGATGATTGCACCCCAGGTGCCACCGGATTTTTTCTGCTTCCAGGATGACTCTTCAGTCACCACAGCATGCGCACGCATTTTCTCAGTGAATGCGGCATAGGCGGTGTCCTGCTCGCCCAGACGATCGGCGATCAACTGAACCATTTCACCGGCTGGCGTTGAGTACTCAACAGCGGTTTCAATTTTCAGGTTCGGGAAGTTTTTCTTCAGCAGGTCGGTGACGTTGACGTTATACATGTTCGTCTTCGCCAGGTTCACTGACATCGCCGGAGACAACGCCAGAGTCATACTGGTGTTCATATCCAGCAGGCCTTTGGTCTGGGATACCAGCTGGCCGAAAAGCTTCAGGATGTCGTCATACACCGCCTGACCGTCTTTGGTGTTCCATGTCAGTGCGCTGCCGGTGCCGGTTGCGTTAGGCGAGATTGAGGCTGGCAGAGACGGATCGTTAAGCAGACCGTAGTTCTGCAAACCCTGAATGCCGTAGAAGTAGGATTTGTTCTGGAACTTGTTCAGCACCAGTGCAGAAGCCACATTCAGCTCTGCCGCATAACCGATACGCGCAGCGCCGTACATATCCAGCTCACGCTCACCCCAGCGGGTGTGCGTCTGGTAGTGGTATGACTGGCGAGGCACCCAGTTAACGTTAGCAGCGGTCATGCCGTTGTTGTTGTAGTCGCCGTAGGAGCTGACTTCACCGGCAGATTCCACAACCGGGAACTGGGCGGTAAGCGTTGTCCAGTCGCCTTTTTTCACTTCGCCGATGATTTCAGCAGCTTTCATCGGGGTAACCAGAATGCGGATCAGCTCAGGGTCAACGTAGTTGGTGAAATACGCCGGGATACCGGAGCTACCAGTGGTCACCATGGTGGGCTGGGCATCCATCGCCAGCGCAAAGTTTTCAGCAAACTCCGGCTTCAGGTAGTCCTTCGCACCAGGCAAAATAATGCCGTATTTACCGCTCGCTGCGGCGTAATGTTTCTGAAATTCGTTGTTCATTACTTGCTCCAGGTGCTGATTTTGACAAGCTCGTTAGCGTCGCAGGCGCTAGCAGCATAGAAAGGCGTCTCAATCGCGCCAGAAATGGTTGCGCCAGCCGCGCCGGTTTTAACGGTGCCGTCAGCCAGAACAGCGAAGATTTTCTGACCGCGAGCTGCAGCGGTAGCGGTGCGGGCCCAGAAATCGCCGGCAACCATCAGCGTGGTTTCGCGGCCTTTTTGGATAACGTTTGATGCCGCGCCCAACCAGTCGGTGATTGCTGCCTGACCGTCACGATGAACAAAGCCAGCCGGAACACCAGTGCCGGTGTTAGTTGCCACACCGTTAACCGCCCATGCGAAACGGCCAATGGTTACGCCGCCGTCACCCGCCACAAGAGCAGCCTCGCCAGCCGCGTAGGTTGCGTGAGGGTTAGTGCTTGCAAAGCCACCTTCGACGCCGGGAGCCGGGTATTGATTAATTACACCCTGGAATTGAGCCATCTCAGAACCCTCGTTTCAGTTTGCCAGCGGTCGGGAAAGCCTTCTCGAAGTCGCCGAATGATGCGGAATCCTGTGCAATCGCAGGACGTGAATTTTCTTTCTGACTGATCGCCATTTTGACCAGTGACGGGAACGCGGACGGGTGTACGCCGGTGATGTCAACGCCTGACTGTTCCAGCGCGGTGCGATAGACATCTTCAGCGGAGTCCATCGCTACCACATCGCCAATCAGCGGGCGCACGGCCTGCTCGGCTTCACGCACGGCGCGGAAGTTTTCTGCGGCTTTTTTGGTTGCGGCATCAGCGGCCAGACGGATAGCGGCATCCATTGCAGGCTTGTCCACTTTGTCTTTGTCCTTGTCTTTCTTGTCGTCGTCAGTGTCTGCGTCCATCGCAGCAGCGGGCGCCAGAGCAGCAGCAATTTTGGCGATCACTTCTTCAGACACGCCAGCTTCACGCAGCAGCGAGATAATCGCTTCGTGGTCGCTGTCGCAGGTCACTTTTACTTCTTCTTCCGGCTCTACGGTCTGCTCGGATGCTTCGATGATTTCAACCAGCTCTTCCGGCTCAATCTCCATGTCAGCAGCAAGACGGGATTTGCAGAGTTTCGCCACGGCCTGTGCGATCGCTTGCGGCGATTTGTTTGCGTTCAGGATGGCGGTCAGTTCTTTGGGTGCTGCATCCTGAGCCAGACGCGGCTTCAGATACGCTCCCAGCGCGGCACGGATGGCAACGCCTTTGCGGTCTAACTTCATGTATTTAAGCTCCAGTGGGAGTGAATCAGCGACCAGTACGTCGCTACCTGCGCGGCCTGTTTCGACCAGGGCAACGTGGTTTCCGACAATGTCACGCATGACGCCGTCATATTCCTCGCCGTCCGGTGTCGTGCCGGGTGTCATGTCAGCGACGTACTGATACGACGATGACAGTTCTTCTTGCTCCTCTGTCTCAATCCCGGCAATGGCGGAGTTGTCCCACACGGAAAGACCGTTTGTGAGATAAGTGCCGTCAAATGCTGCGCTTGAGTGCGTTACCCCTACGCGGTATTCGCGGGGCGGGTCGCCGGGGAAATCAGGGGTGTGAATACAGAGAAGTGGAATGTTGTTGAATGTCGGTGCGGCTTTCTTCAGTTCTTCAGGGTGACGCCAGAGCCGGTATATCTTGTCAGGCTCCAGCCCCAACGCTTCAGCGTTCGGAATTTCACGCCCGTAGTAGGGGCAGACATTCGCTTTACTGATATTGCTGATAGCTACCTGAAGACGACCGACCTTATCGAATGAGCGCACGGATGCGCGATCAAACGCTAACCGTTCGATAGTCATGTTTGCTTCCGTTTAATTAAGTCCGGGGATTACTGCTCTCCATCCGCAGTTACAGCCTGGCTCTTCGCCGGGAAGGATGTATTTCCCATCTATAAGGCATCCTTTATCCAGACGGAATCTTCGCTTCTCTTTTCCCGCTTTCACATGCTCCGGACGAGGATGTTTTCCAGCGCCTGAATGCTCCCATTCGCCTTCAACGATACCCAGAGATTGCTGCCTGGCTGATTGCATCACGGAAGTGGCTTTGTTGTTCTGGTCCTTCGCAATGAAGGCTGCACGGCGGCGGGTGATGCCGTAGCGCTTTTCCAGCTCATCAGTGAGATATGCAAGGTCACGACCGCGAGATACGGATCGCATCACCAGGCCTTCCACCTGCGTCAGGTATTGCTCGGGGATGCTTTTAATCAGGTTGACGTTTTCGGTGATTGTCGCCTGCAATGCGTTATTCATGGCTGGCGTCATTTTGAACTCAACCGTTAATCCGGCTGACTCCAGCGCGTTATAGAGCGACACGTCAGAGTTCTTCATGGCGTCGCTTGTGAAGCGCCGGGCCAGTTTCGCGGCAATAGCATCAAACCGCTTTTGCCATCGCCTGGCTAACTTCCTCATCGCCTCACGCATAAACACAGCCGGGGATGCGTCCATAGCCACCGCCGCGCCGCTCGCTTTATAGTTAGCGGTCAGCCAGTACACCATGGATTTCTGCATCTCCCTGACCAGTTTATCCAGCTCCTTTCGATACCACGCTTCAACACCTGCGTTAGGTCTCACCGGCCTTATCGTCTGGCTCGATTTCTTCGTCTTCTTCGAGGTCGATTTCGATTTCATCGCTTAAGTCCAGTGAGTGATAAGGGCTGTCCGGGTCGTCGGCAATCTTCTCGCGCACTTCGTTGCCAGACAAAACGCCAGCCGTAATGTAAACCGCGTCAGCGTCAGCATCGATTTTCCTAATTTCCGCTTTCTCTTTGGCGCTCATCTCGTACAGTGGTTCGAAGTCAAAGGTGATATCCGGGTCAATATCGCCGAATTCTGATAACTGGATGATATCCAGAGCACGCTTGAGAGGCGTCTTATACACTGCGCTCTGCAATGCATGGATATAGTCATAGAAGACGCGAATTTCACCCTCTGATGATGCATTAAGCCCATCAGGTGTGATTCCCAACAGGAACACCAACGGAATACCCGGTGCAAACGCCATTTGCTCCTGTGCCTGCGCCTGAAGCGTGTCCAGCCCGCTTAGAGGAGCGTTAACAAATTCGACCGTTTCCGGCTGCTCTTTGTTGTTATCCTTGGCGAATGCCCCGCGATTATCCCGGCACTGGTTAAACATCATCAGACGCATCAGAAGGTTTTCGGCACCGCCTCCCTGTAGCACCTGACTCATATCAGTACCGATTACCGGGATGCTGAACGAGTGGATCATGTCGCTGACGCTGTCCCGCGTGCGTAGCCAGTTATTCACGTATGGTTCAGCGATTTGCACCAGAGATAATCCACGAAAGTTGTATGACGCTTTCAGGAGGTCTGGAACAGGCCGGGATATGAAGTCCATCATCCGACTTGCATGCACCGTCTTGCCCATCACAAACCACTGAGTCGGTTTGTAGAAATCAGGGCTAAGCGGATTCTGCGCGTTATAGCCGCCGGGGTAAGTCCAGACCGGCTCAATCACCTGAAACCCTTTAAGGCTCCCTTTGGTGATCTTCTTGTCGCTGATGAACAGTTTGCTCTGAAGCTCGTTATCATCCGTCCAGGCAGAAACGTTTTTCGGTGACAGGACGTCGATATAAATCTGCCCGCCACCAAAGAAACCGTCATGCTCCATCGCTTCTTTGAACTTATCTTTAAGCTCGAAGCGCTCCATAGCGTCTTTCAGTTTCTTTACGCGATCTGATTTGTCGTCGTCGCCCACCGTCTTCAGCTTGATCCACTTCGCTGTCATCTTCTCTGCGATGATGCCAACCATTTTCCGATATTCAGGCTTTTGGGCCATCATCGAGAGGTAAGGATAGCCGGGGAAGCTGTCCATGTTCCCCCAGGCATAGCCCATCGCGTAGGCGTCGTTTATCTCTGCGTACGGAGTGGAATCCATTGCCAGTACGGCGCTACGAATTGCCTCGGGTATTACCCCTTTGGGCGGCTCATAACGCTTGTGCTCTCTTTGGGGTTTCGGCTGTACTTCTGCTACTGCGGTGGGGTTGATCTTCATCTGTGCCTTCTCAGGCTCTTTCACCGGCTCAGGCGCGGCGACTTGTTTCTTCTTAAACGGCCACACTTAAATTCTCCTGAGTTGGCTCGGGTCGATGACCATCGGCTGGCGACCGGAAATAAGGTTGTCGTCAATAGCATCCATCCAGGTATCAAGGATGTCGTCATTGTCGTGACTGTCGTCAGCAGAGAACGCAGCACATTCGGTCATGGCGGTGATAACCCATGATGTTGTCCCGGCAATGCTTCCGTCTTCGTAGCGGGTGTGAAGTACAGCCGCGCCATTAGCATCATGCGTGGCTGGCACATACACCTTTCCTGTCTTTATCTGCGGGATGACGTTGAGGCAGCGAACCAGTTTGTTCTGACCTGCACCGCGGGGAATCTCTTTCACCGGGATGTTGTTGCGCTTCTTCAGCGTGGTAATCAGACCTTGTCCGGCCTGCTTCTCTTCAATTGCCATGTGACGCATTGGCATGATTCGAAGCGATCCCTGCATACGCCACCTCTCCCACACCTCTTCTGCTTTCTTCAGGAGGTCTTCCGGGTCCCAGCGCCCGCGCACCACATCGATGATGTATAAATTCCCATCAACGCCCATACCGGCCAGTGTGAACACGGTGTAATCAAGCCAGTCCTCTACCTTGCCGCTGTTGGTATCAACGTATACGGCGCGGTGGGTGAGCTTCGGTAAAGTGGTGTAGGTCTGGAACCAGTCGGTTTCAATAATTCCGCCAGTGAGCGCCATTGGGTTCTGCTGGTACTGAGACAGGAACGTGTAACGGTCTCTCTCCCACAGGGCGACGAGGTCGTTAACATCTTCCATCTGCGGCCAGTATGACCAGTAGCGCGTCCCGGAGACTTCGACTGACTCGGTGTCTTTGACCGTTTCCCAGCAAAGGGATCGCCACGGCTCAGGAAGCGACTGAATGTATTTTTCGTCAATCAGGGCCGGGATGGCGACATGGTGGAAGTCGACACCCATACCACCTGATAACATGAAGCCGGTAGCGTCGTCGGTGTGTAGCCGCTGCTGAATGCTCACGAATGGCGTCGGATGGTCTTTCGACTTATCGCCACGACGAGAGCGGATTGTGTTGACCAGAAGCGTGTTGGCGCTGTTCCGCTTAGTCTCGCTGAGCATGTCGACCGGTTTGTTATAGTCGTCCAGCATAACCATGCCGGAGAACTCGGGTCCGAAGTAGCCGCCACGACCACCGGTGATTTGCCCGTTGCTGGAGCGCGATACTGTCTGCCCGATAGAGCGCCCGCGATCGTCTTTTATCTCCCACTCTTCAGCCTGGTTAACGCCGAATGAGCAAGGCCAGAACTCCTGGTACTCCTTGCTGGCGATAATGTCGCGGGTGCGGCGTGAGTTGCGCTTAACCAGCGTGTCAGCAAACGAGATGTTCAGGTTACGGAAGCGCTTGAGCTTGCCTTCCTGCACCAGTGCATTGACGTACGCAGGAAAGTGAATGGAGAAAAACTCTGTCTTTGTGCCACCAGGCGGGATATTGATTATCAGGTTTCCGGGCTCAAGCCTTCCCGCTATCAGGTCATCAATCTTTGATGCCATCAGGCGGTGATGCCAGTTAACCAGAAGCCGATCGCCCTGGATCAGCTCAAACCATAACCGGGTGAAGTTGAGAAACGATTTGGTGGACTTTGAACGAATGATGACGCGCTCAGGGAATGACAAATCATCCCATTCGAGGATTTCGTTCATATCAGTCCAGACCTTTTAGTTTCTCCTCCATTGCTGCCTGCGCTGCCGCATAGTCTGCCGGGGTGTAGTTGACGACCTGAACCGGGCCGCCGTCTGCACCTTCGATAGCGTGGTCAATCTTGTCTCGCCAGTCTTTCTTCTGTCGGTTCTTAAGCCAGAAGATTGCGGCAGCAGTGTCGGGAGGGTAATGCTTCTTGATTTGCGTTTTGACTATCTGGTTATCAATAACGCGGATATCGGTGTCGGGGGCAACGTAGCCCATTGCTCTCTGGTAAAGACTGTCGACCACTTCTGCATCAACAAGGTCTTTCCCCTTTTTTACGGCCTCCGAAAACTCAGAATGGTCGAGTTTCCATTTGCTGATGGTCGATACGGCAACTGAAAAGAAGTCTGCTAATTGTTCATCGGTGTAGCCAAGCATGCACAGCTTGCGAGCCTGCTCGGCGTACGCCTTCTGGTACTTGGTTGGCCTGGCCATATTGATTACTCTTTATAGATGATGTTTTGCTCTAGCCGAATGACGTGTCTGAGGTTGATTAAAACTTCAATGCCGTCTTCCCGGATAATTGTGAAATATTCGATGGGTTGTTGTCCTGTTACGGAAACAGGCAAGCGAGTGAAACCAACATCGCTTTTGCCATCAACGTAATGAGCCAAGACTGCCACCTTATCGATAACCTTAGCCATTCATGTTCTCCTGTTATCCCGGCTTGTGTACCAGTAGCTGTTTAGTGCCGTACTTATGGATGAATTTTTCCATCTTTCGCTCATCCGGCGTTACCGGGAATATTTTGCAGACTCTGCACACAGCCCAACGATAGAGAGGAACCCACCACGCTTTTGTGTAGTGGACTTCATAGTGATATTTCACCTGGTCGCCCTCACCGCTTCAATTCGTCTTATGGAGGCTATGCGACCGTTGCAGTCGTCGAGCGCATCCAGAAGCTGTGAGTTAAGCACCAGGCTGTCGCCAAACGTCATCCCTTTCGGAACGTCTGGTACAAAGCAGTCAGTCAGCAGGTTTCCCGGGATTGGCACCTGTGGCGCTGTTACCATCTCGTACTCGACTGGCCTGTCCGCGCAACCCGTCAACAACAGAATCAGGAACAGGGATGATGCTGCACCGGTTGTCTTTAAGTGCCTGTTTGATTTCATCCTGAAGCCTCTGGTTTGTTTTTTCGGCTGCATCCCGGCGATTCGCTTCTTCTCTGGCGATCTGATTTGTTTGCTCCAGTGCCTGGGTGAACTTGGCAAAGGTGTCGGCAAAGTAATCATTCTTGCTTCTGAGGTTTTCAATGCGGTCTGCTTTTGCCCTGTCCTCTGCAACCAGAGCCTGATTCTCTCGTTTCAGTTGCTGGTTTGTTTTGTAGAGGCTGAAGAGAAAGAAGCAGATGATTACCGCAAACAGCAGCGGGATATAGTTTTTCAACGTTGAGAGGTTCAGCATAAAACGCCCTCCGCAACTTTCAGACGGGCCTGCCTGTCTGCCAGACCGTTAATTCCGCCATTAATGGCACGGGTCATTCCCGTAAAGTCGCCTGAATCGGCAAAGGCATTGAGATTATTCGCCTTCCAGAACCAACCAGCAGAACGGGCAGCGTTTTTAGGTTCGGTCAACAGGTCCGGATTGTTTATCAGGTCCAGACCAAGCGCTTTACCACATGCATCGTAATTGGCGCGGAAGGTGATTTGCTTCAGCCCCCTGCCACGGAATCGCCATCCGTCGCCGGTCAGGTTGTTACCGTAGCGACCGCCATAAACGATATTCGCAATCGCCGCCTGTCTTGCGGGTGATAATGCCGGTTCGCCTGGTTTGCGTCCAAGTTGTTCTCTTTGTGCGGCAGTGAGGCGGCTTCCGAAGATTGACAGCCCCTGCACCGAATAATTAAGTGATTCCTGAACCGACCGGAAACCACCTGATTCAGTACCCACCTGAGCGATAAAGGCCGCTTTACGCTTTGGCGTATCAATGCCGAACTCATTCATTGCGGCGATGATATGCGGATACCACTTATCAGCCAGGATGGCATTTAGCCCGGCTGCTTTCATAAACTGTTCTTTAGTCATTGGCTTCCTCACCACCTGATACTTTGTTCAGGAATCGCTTTTCAAGAGATTTGATGAAGGAGGAGCCAGCCCAACCTGCGAGACCACATGCAGCACCCATTACTTCAGGGGGCCATGCGTAGTGAACTGCAAATAAAGCCATCGTCAGTCCGGCAAATATCGACACGATGAGCTGAAGGCACAGTGTGCGCCAACTGAACACCTCACCTTTGAGGACTTTATATGAGTAACTCGCGATTGCGCCGATGATTGTCATGCCGAAAGCGATTAGGATCGACAGGATGTTCGGATCGCTTTTATATGGCATTTTTTTCATTTCCACCCCCAGATTCGGGGACTTGTTCAAGACATTCGGAATGTTGGAGATAGTCCACTGAACAAATCCGATATACGTTGAATACGTAATTCATTGATTTGTTCGTGACCGGGATTTACGAGCATTTCAGGCGTGGATTGCGCTAACAATTCATGCCGCTCATTCACGAAGCCCAGCCATAGTGCTGAGTTTTCTTTTTTGTGCTTAGCGCTTATCCAGTAACCGCAGAGGTTCGATGAGGGTATTGAGTTGACGACCGGAGTTTAGATAAGCGCTAACAGAAAATGTCGTGCAATAAAAAAGGCCGCCTGCGCGACCTGTGATGATGTTTCACATTGAGTTACTCAAGGCGGGGATCTGTCAGCGCTTTGAGGCAGCTCTGTTTAATCATTGCCGCAACTTCAAAGAATCGACCTTCTGACTTATCTGAGTGCACTCTTAAGCTTGCGCGCTCAACCCCAGACACCACTACCAATGATTTTCGCTCGTACCACATCTCAATCGGAATGAATATCCAGTCTCCGCCAGGCTCGCCAGAGTTAACCATCACACCAATGTAGAAAATGAGTTGATAATCCGAACCTGGCTGCAATGCGTGTGGAGGTCTAGGCTCGAAATACCCAGAATCATTCTTGATACAGGTGCTCGTATATTGAATTTTACGACCTTCACAATCAATTGTGTAATCATCAGGCAAATTTAGAGAGCCTTTAAACTCTCTAAACAGGTCGATAGCATCAGCCTGTAGTTCTTCTTTTCTCTTTAATTGCTTATCGAGAAGCTCTCTTTTCTTTTCGATCAGCGTGTCATAGCTAATTCGCATCCCCTTCTCCAGATAGTTGGTTTGTGGAATGAACATAGCTAGCACCATTAGAGAAAATATTCAGTGATTTAACTCAATTACGTGTTGTGCAGATACGAAAAAGCCCCGAGCTATTAACTCAGGGCCTCTTTTTAAATCCACCGTAACATTCAGACGGATTCATAGTGTTAGGTCGATGATATTCTAGCTTTCGTCATTTTGCAAGGTGCAATCGTTACCGGATTCAAACTTTGCTCGTAACTTTCGCCAAAATGGCATCTGCTGCGGATTCTTCCTTTTCGAGTTCCAGTATTAATGACTCATAGAATGGCTTGATCGCCTTATCCCACACGCCCGGGGAGATAGCATCGGTAAACTGGCAGATTGCTCTGTAACATGAAGCTGCTGGCAACCTTTCGTATCCCCGGCCTGAGCATTGCTTGCAGGGGCTCATAACCGGTACGCCCTGCTCTTCTGATTTCTTCCTGTCCAGAGCAACGCCGCGCCCCCTGCATTTAACGCACGATGTCGAGAGAACTCCACGACCTTTGCATTTGGTGCAGGTCACCTCCACCGTTTCCTCCGCTGTTTTGGCTGGGGTTTTCTCACCGCATCCGGGGTGCTTTACCACCATCTCCTTTTTCCTGATAACCCCCGCACCTTTGCAGCACGGGCAGGTCAGATGACTGGCGGCAGATCGGCAATAATCCTGGTACGCGAAAGTTGCGAGCGTTTGCACGACCTTGCCCTTAATATTGGTTTCGAGCTTGCGAAAGGCTGCAACCTTGTCGCAATGCTTCATCCCATGCTGTACCAGTAACTGAACTGCTTTCCTTTTGTCGTTATCGCTCAGGTTCATCTTGCCGCTGAAAGCACTGAACCCGAGCGAAGCGCGACTCTGCACCATGCCGAATGCCGCCATTACATCCGTACCTGTTAACGCCTCGGAGGCTGTAGCCCTGGGTGAGTCTGTTAGTTGTGGTGATTTGGGTGAGTGAAACTTAACGGCGCTCTCAAGTCTCATGCTGCGTCGCCTCCATCCGGATTAATGCCAAGGTTCTTCTGCAAATCCCTTTCAAGGCGCTCCAGCCCTTCAATTACCTTTCGGAGGTTCTCCTTCTGGTGTCGGATGCTTTCCAGCATCTCCCGGTCTTTGTGGCGCTGATGTGCTGAGTTGATGGCTGTTACTGACATGACTGGCCTCCTGTTAGCTTCTTCAGGCACCTGTATTTGCACATCCTGTTGTATCCCTTGCGTATGGCTCGTAGCGATTTCATTCGCTTCTTATGACGGAGGCTTTGAATCGGTATCCAGACGAAAAGGAACACAGCCCAAAGAAATGCATTGAAGTAAAAGTCAGCACTCATGCTGCCTCCTCTCTGGTTTTGATTAACTCGCGCATTAACGCCCTGTAGTGCATGCGTATGCTCTTCAGTTCTTCGCGGGTGTATCGGTGTGGGGTGTTGTTGTTTTCGAGCGCCTCGACGCGTTCAGGGCCGATTTTCACGACCAGCGCCGCACGGTATGGAATGGCGTTACTTGATAGCTCGGCATTGCACCGGTGACATTGTTTATGAATATTATCCTCGTTATACCGAAGATGTGACGCTGCGCCTCTTGACCTGAAATGACCGGCTTCCCACTGAACGGTTACCCATGTTCCGCAACTGATACACGGTAAATCCCTGTCCCTTTCCCGGATGTAGTCGTTAACCACACGCTGGGTTGCATCTTCCCAGTGCTTTAATGGCTTAACATCGGCTTTGCGCTTATTCCAGGCGGCGCGTTCGGCTTTCTCCTGATGCTTTTGCTTGCGGCTGGATAGTTGCTTTGCGAGCTGGAGTGCGCATTTGGGGGAGCAGACTGTTTGTGTGGTAGTGCGGGGGATAAACTTTTCAGGGCAGCATTTGCATTTCTTCGGCTTAGGCGGTTTCCTGGCCTTTACCATGACCCCTCCAGTACTTATTCATAATATGATTGGGTACTCGCAGACTGACGTGATTGCGTTAGCCCCAGTTGAAAATGTCTTTTTCCTTGCGCTTTATCTGGCGAGCAATAACCCAGGCTGGCGCTTTACCTGCCACACGCCGGATGTATGCAGTTTCTTTTTCAGTAAGAAAACGTCTGTATTTGCTAACCATCTTCCTCGTCCTCATCAAACATGGTGGTGTTGGGGTCCGGATAAAGGTTTATGGCGCACTGGTCGCAAACATAGGTTTCAACCATCGCGAGCTTCGTTCCGCAATGCAGGCAGTATCCGGCGCGACAATTACTTTCGACCTGATACTGGCGGATGGATTCAGGAGAGAGCATTTTTGGCCTCCAGTTCCAGAATTAATCGCTCCAGATACCAGCGGGCTTTTTTCACATCTTCCAGCCCATTCTTTTTCTCGTAGCGCCAAAGATATTTGATCACGTTAGCGACACACACGGACTGAATTCCATGCTTGTTAATGGTGGCGGCGGATATGGCGTCTATGCACTCAATGCCAGCCTGTGTGTAATGATCGGGATGATTTACATTGTCAGTCATGTCTTTTCCTCGCACGCATACGGTCCCATTTCACCTGGGTGAGATGAGCGGTATACGGGAATGATTTAATGTCGGATGGGTTTGGTTCTGGCTTGCGTTTAGTGCGGGTTGTGACGCGGAAAATCATATTGTCTATTGCTATTTGGGTAACGCTTCGTCGTCGTGTCATATCACCTCAGAAAAAGGCGTATAGCTGATTCAGCACGTTCTGGTCGGTAGTGCGGCCAAAGACATGCTTTATCGCTGCGTTAATCATGGCGTTGTAACAGCGCTCGAATTCATCGGCTTCCATGCTGGCGTAAGACAGGCTCTTTGCTTCTGTCCTCACTTCACCGTTCAGCCTTACCGTCTGCTCGTAGAATCCCGCCAGTATCGTCAGGTCTTTGCGGAACCTGTCGAATTGCGTGGCTTCGTCCATATGCTCTAACCCGGCATGATTAGCGCACCAGTGCTGGAAACAGAAGTTGAAGAAGGCGAACATCTTGCGGTGAAAAGCGGGCTGTCTGGTTAACTTTAATTCGGCTGTGTACATCTCGCCGTTTTTGAACTTGGTCAGGCGGGGTAAATCATGCTCAAACGCCGGGGCGAATACTCCCCCTGCCGTCTTTATCATCTCGATTTGCATTGATAATTCTCACAATGTCGCGATGGATACAGGGATGCTCTCGACAACCACCTAAATTGACGTTGTAGGAGGAACCTATGAGATCGGGATAGTAGTAATGACCAATCCACTTTTTGAATTGCCAGCGACGCCACATAAACCATGCGATTACCGACATATCACCTGTCCCCTTTTACTGTAAGACCAGCGGCGCGGATGGCGTTTTCAACCATATCTGCATCCATCGTAAATTGAGGCATGTAGTGCTCATATTGGCTGCATGGTTGTTTGCTGGGCAACTCAATCTCGATAGTTGCCCGGCTTGCCTGCCATGACGCCCACTGATTTGTGAAAAGCATTGAGCGCTCTACCGGTGGCATTGATATCTGGTCGTAGCGCGAATGAAACCACGCCTCAAACTGTTTCCGTGACTCTTCCATGCCCACCTCCTATTTCTCTGCCATTAAGAATACGATCGTGGAATACGATTCCTTCCGCTTTTCTGCGAAGCGCCATCCTGAGTGCAAATCCACGTTTTTTTGTAAAGCAGGCATCACCGGCCAGCTTAAGCCAACTGCTGGATGCTTTATGCATCTCGTTGAGAGCGTACAGGGCTATTTTTACGCGACCTTCCATCACTCTCCCACCTCCATCAGCTCATCGGGAATGTCTACCTCATCGCCAAGCTTTGCAGCTACTACAGCGCGGCAGATGGCTACACGTGGGTTACTTGCAATTAAACCGCGCCGTTTCCCTTCACCCGTCAGTTCGTTAACGCCAACCCAATGAAAAATCTTTCCTGTAACCGGATCGGCGGACTGATAGCAACTGATAGAAAAACTCTCCATCAACTCCCCGCAATCTTTCCAGTCGGTGGATGGTGAAAACACATAACGGCTATGGCGCTTGTTTTCTTCTCCACACAACTGATGCATACCGTTCAGGTAGACTTGAGCATCCTGCGCTCTGGTTATATGCCCGCCAATCGCTATGGCCACTGCAACGTCAAGTTGCACACCGCTAAGCTCTGATGTTTTTACTTTCACGATTGCACCTCGATTTCTTCTACGCTTTCAACTTCCATAGCGTGATATCGTGTAAAGCCAGCGCCGAGAAAATAACTGAACTCGTTATCTCCGTGGTCAGTTAGGTCGAAAACGTTATCAATGGTTTCGCTGATACCGTCCAAATAATTGATTTTTACTTTCACGATTTATCCCCTTATAGACCGAAAACTGACATCCACCACTTCGATAAGGCGATAACCGGCGGCAGGAAAATCATCACAGCAAGGAAAAGAGCAAATCCCATAACTATTCCGCCTAAAGCTCCGCTTTCCGGACGCCAAAATTTTAATGATTGCTTCATATCTCTATCCTCAAATAAAAAGGCCACTGTGTAAGTGGCCCTGTTAATCTTCTTCGCCTGTGAAGACCGTCCATTTTCCGACGCCTTCCCATCGACCGTATCTACAACTCTGCGCATCGAAATCCCTGCCGAACAACTCGTAATGGAATGCAAAAACATGCAGCCATGAACGTCGAGGCTTAAATTCAGGATGTCTTCGGTTTATCGCCATGTACCAGCGCGTCATGCTCCACGCTTCGACAGCAGGCCAGATGAACCATACCCATGCTATGAACAGGATGAATATCGCCAGCAGCGCATTAAGAGCGATGCCGGAAGCCATCAGGTAAGTGCTCATACGTCAGCCCCTTTCGCGTAACGCTTGCCGGAAGACTTCGGCGTGTTTGCTGATATGCACACCGCCCGTGCCTCGTCCTGATCGCATCCCATGAAGTGACCGTTAACGAATCGCTGATAGACCGTACCCAGCGAGCCAAAGCGGTTTTTGGTCACGATGATTTCTGCAAATGGCGCTGCAGGACTGTTCTCGTCGTACACTGCCTCGCGGTAGAGCATGATGATTGAATCGGCGTCCTGTTCGATGCTGCCTGAGTCGCGCAAATCTGCGTTGGTAGGACGCTTGTTTGGTCGCTTCTCAACATCGCGGGATAGCTGGCTTAACGAGATGACCGGCGTTCGTAAATCCTTTGCCATAGCCTTGAGGCTTCCCGAAATGTGCGCGATAGCCAGGTCGTTACGGTCGGCTTTCGGTTTCTCAATCAGGCCGAGATAGTCAACCATGATGAGCGAAAGGTGTTGGTGCTCCTGCTTGTGCCGTTCTGCCACTGCGCGAATCTCTTCGACGGTAAGCTTTGAGGCATCGACCAGCCACACATCCAGCTCTGCGAGGTGGCAAATTCCGTTTGATACCCGCGCCCAGCCTTCGTCGTCCATTCGTGCCGGGTTGCGCAAAACGTTTACCGAAAGATTTCCCGCGCCCGCAATGCTTCGCTCCGCGATCTGGAGCTTGCTCATTTCCATGCTGAAAATCAGCACGCCGCGCTTTGTGTCTGTGCCGGGTAATTTCCGGTTTGCCACGCCTTCGGCAATCTTCAGCGCCAGCTCCGTCTTACCCATACCAGGCCGCGCCGCGATAATCACCAGATCTTCGGCGTTCATTCCTCCTGTGATGGCGTCCAGTTCGTCGATACCGGTCTTCATCGTGTCCGACTCTTCACCGTTGCGTAAGCGCTTCTCCAGCGTTGCGGCGTAATCGTCCAGCACATCACCAAGACGTACAGGCTGCACCTGTTGCTTTGGCTTCCTGATGGCTCCCAGACGCTTTACCAGCTCGTCCATTGCCTGTGTCGAGGCGTCCAGCGTTCCGTTGCTGATTGGCCCGCGCATTTCATCCATCAGTTGCAAAACCAGCCGTCGCTGATAGGCATCCGTCACCATTCCGGCGTAGCCTTTCAGGTTTGCCGCGCTGGGGCATGATTTGGCAGTTTCCATGATGTCTGCGAAATGACCTTCCCCGCACTCTTCGGCAACCATCAGGCCGTCAATCAGGTTACGCACGGATGCGTGTTTCTGGATGACTCTGTAGGCCGTCTGGTAAACGGGAATGGAGAATGCTTCTGCCGGTAGCGTCGCAAGCACTTCACTGGCCGTTGGAGTAAGGCCGCCCAACAACAGGCCGCCGATAACGCTGGCTTCGATATCCTGTCTCATTGCATCCCCTTGTCAGCAAATTTAGCTTCACGAACACCCAGCAGTGTTTTATCGCGTAGCAGGTAATCGATATCCGCCGCCCAGCCCGTATCGTTCTGTCCGAAATAAAACGGCTTCGCCTGCGAAACAAACGCTTTCACGTATGCTCGCCAGCCTTCGACGTTGGGTGTCTTGAGTTGCGGAATTAGTTTCTTCAGTCTGCGCTTACGGGTGTCGTTCAGTGCTACAGCGTGAGGGAGTAGCTCGCCAACCTCCTCGTTGTACGCCTGAAGGAATGCCTGGTAGTCAGTGCGGTCGGCTTTTCGCTTTTCAGGTTTAGAAACCTGCGCCACTTCCCCCTCCGGGGGTAAGGGGGTATTTGTCTTTATTGTCTTTTGTATATTGTCTTTTGTGTTTGACTGATTCGGTAAAGAGGATTTTACCGATTCGGTGAAGGTTAGTTTTACCGATTCGGTAAATGTTTTACCGATTCCGTTAAACTTGGTTTTCCATTCAGAGATGTTTTTATTCATCCCCACCTGTCTGCCAGCTTGCGTAAGCACCCCCATCCTGATCAGTTCGTTTTTGGCAGTCGAGCATTTAGTCGGCGCCATCCCGGTAAGCTCTGCAAACTGCTCATTGCCTATCCAGTCCATCTTTTTGTTGAAGCCGTATGTTTTGCGCCACACGGCCATCACGATCAGGAGTTGGTGCTGAGTAAGCCCGGAAAGCATCACAGCCTCAAGCAATGTATTTGCAGTCCGCGTATAGCCCTCTTCGAGTTCTGCCACGCGTGACTCCACAACCTCCAGATGAGGTTTAATCGGTGTTACTGTTGCCAGATTACTCATGACCTTTACCTCTGAATAATTGCTTAACCCTTTCCCACTCAGCCCGGAATCGACCAGGCTGCTTGAAACCGGACAGGTAGCGATCACGAATAATGTTTTTGTGTAATTTGTCCTGGTCAGGACTGAATGGTTTTGTCATAATGACTCCTGTGAATTGATCCAGTAATTCCGCTCAGAATTGAATGGTCATTTGCTCCGAACGCTCAGTTACCGCTGGGCGTTTTTTATTTGTCAGAAGATGTGCAACCTGACGGGCGAGATGTGCCATTTCGTCATCGACAACACCCCACTCCAGAACGGCGAGAAGCATCGAGAATTTCGGAATCCAGTCTCGTTTCCACCGGCTAATCTGCGCTTTATCCACACCTACAGCTGCGGCTGTTTTCTCAGTGCCGAGTAATGCGATTTTGTTGAGTAATGCGCTCTCAATGCGGAGCGCCTCATTGCGTTTGTTTGCGTGATCCATTTCGTAGTATTTCCATTAGTGAATAGTTAATGAGCGCACACCCATACGGGTGACGCATAGTTGTTTATTGATTTGGGATTCGCTTTGCAGCGACGTAGGACGTCATGTCCGTTGTGAAAAGAGCGGTGTTGTTTATGCTGCTTTGCTATCTGAAGGTGGGAACACTTCATCGAGGGTGCATTTGCAGCCAAGTTTCTTTAATGCTTCTACGATTTCGCGGCAATCGTTAAGGCCGGGCGTTCGAATGTTGAGTTCGTAATTGGCAATCCGGGACTGCCCCCAACCAATTGCCTCAGCTAGAACAGCTTGCGAAACTCCAATTTTCTTTCGCTGCTGTGCAATGTTGTTCATTGCAGTCTCCTTTTCGGTTGATACAAACTTATTATTCACAATATGTGATTAACTGTCAATCTCACTTTGTGTAAATACAGTAATCACATGCCGTGATAGATTATCGGTATGAAAACTATGCATGAGATTATCGGGGAAAGGATTAAGTCCCTCAGAGAAGCAAAGGGATTTAGCCAGGCGCAGCTAGCCAAACTTTGTGGTTGGGCTGCTCCGTCGCGCCTTGGAAATTACGAGCTTGGTACGCGCAAGGTTAGTGCAGATGATGCGCTGGTATTGGCGTCCGTCTTGGGTGTATCTCCTTCACTGATCCTGTTTGGAGACGAATCTGGTCCTGTTTATAAGCAGTACGAATACCCACTGTTCACTACGGTACAGGCCGGACAGTTTTCAGAAGTTGGCACATTCACTGAGGATGACGCTCAAAAGTGGGTTTCTACCACCAAGAAGGCCAGCAAAGACGCGTTCTGGCTTGAGGTGAAAGGTCACTCTATGACCGCACCGCAGGGAATGCGACCCAGCTTCCCGGAAGGAATGCTTATCCTGGTGGATCCGGCTGAAGAGGTAGATGCCGGAGATTTCTGCGTTGCAGGCGTGTTTGGCGATTCCGAGGTCACATTCAAGAAATATACCTGGGATGATGGTAAGCACTGGCTGGAACCGCTGAACCCAAGCCCGCGCTATGAGAGCATCCCTTGTAACGAGAATTGCCGCATCATCGGCAAGGTGGTTAAGGCGCAGTGGCCTGAGGATATCTTTGAGTAGGTAAGGTGGACTGGGCGGGGCACGGCTGGTGAGCGCTGATAGGTAAGGGTTTTGCTTTGTCATCATAGGCTGTTGGCAAGGATGTGTAACATTCTGGTATGGATAAAATTACATATTCCCTTTATGGGAAATGCTACTATAATTCCCAAAGAGGGAACCTTTCAGAGCTATGAAGGTCTTAAACGTAGAGAAGCTTCACAGTTTTAGCCGGAAGCACAATCAGGCCAAGGGGGCATTGGATGCTTGGTATGATGAAGTGTCCAGAGAGAACTGGAAGACAACTCAGGACATACGCAATAGATACAACTCCGTTGACTTTCTTTCGGGGAACAGGGTTATTTTCGACATTCGAGGAAATAATTACCGTCTTGTTGTTCAGGTTATTTATCAGGCCGGAACAGTGATTGTTGAAAATGTTGGTACTCATGCTGAATATGACAGGTGGAGGTTAAAATGACTCAGACTTGCTGGCGCATCATTAAGAATGAAGCAGATCATGCCTTGGCAATGGCGAGACTCATAGAACTTGCTTCTGGTGATTTGCAGCCAGAAACCGACGCCTTTGATGAGTTTGAGTTGCTTGGCTTACTCATTGAGCATTATGAGTCCAAATCTTTCCCTATGGATAAACCAGATCCAATAGAAGCAATTAAATTTAGAATGGATCAGCAAGGGCTTACTGCTGTAGATATGCGGCAGTACATTGGCTCGCCATCAAAGGTTTCTGAGGTGCTTAATCACAAAAGACCCCTCAGCCTATCCATGATTAGGCGCTTACACACCGGGCTTGGTATACCTGCTGATATTCTCATTCAAGATGCCAATAGCATTGAGTGGTCTCCCATCTCCTATGGAGCGGAGGACCTTGTCATGTCCTTCGGTGAGAGATGCAAGAAAGCACTTAATATTCATAAAGATGCGAGTGATGAAGAGTTTGAGGAAATAGCAATCTCTAAAACAAGCATGCACTTTAAGACCCATTTAAACACACCGGAAAAAAAATCATCTAACGTTGTAAAGTTAGGATGGGGCACATCTCCGTCAAATGATACTCCGCAACCCTTTGATTTTCAGCGCGCATAAATATGAACATTAATCCGACTTTAGTTAAGGTTAATAGCTTATCCATAAAAACATTACCCCCACTTCCTCAAAAGAAAAAACCCAAGAGTAATGAGGAGGGCGTTAATGCCACCCTTAACTTTGATAATGAAGTTTTTGTAAATAATCACAATAGCAAGCTGTTCAGGGTGAGATACAACATTTTTGTATCCATTCCTCACCAAGTAGAAGTAACGCTTGTTTATGATTTTGATTTTCAAAACGATGAGGATGTTGATGCTGGACTGGCGAAGTCACCGACAGTTTTATCCGACGTACCAGCATTCGCCTACCCATACATTAAAACGTACATTGAAAATGTATTGAGTATGTCTGGTTTTGGGTTTACCCCTCTTCCATATTTAAATTTCCTCAAAAACCCAATGCCTTCCGGGCAGGAGGAGAGTGAATCAGAGCAAGAATAGACATTCCGCCCGGCCACCGTGCCGGGTTTTTTTATTTCCTGTTAGTCAATCGCAGCACTTCCCTTCCGCACTATCTCCGCTGCATCCCTGTTAACACCTTTCCCAATCACGTTACCCGTCGCTTTTCGGTACTGCTCCAGCTTTTCAACGACCGCTTCCTGCGTTATCGGCTGATTGGCGAGAGATAGCTCCATAATTGCCCGCCCCATAGCTGTAACCATCATGTTCACGCGCTCCTCGTCCAGATTCATAGCGCTTTCCTCGCTCAAATTTTGATCATCACAAGCTATCACAGGTGGCAGATTGAGCACACAAAAAATAAATTCTTAATCGAGTCATACACATAACGTGAGATTTAAAATAATACACATATTGTGATTGACGATAAAATCACATTACGTGTATATTTACCCCATCAGCAGGACGCTGGCGAAAACGAAACGGACAACACGCTCTTTATACAACGGTGATGGATTCACCTACGTGGCTGCAAAGCCAAATAAGTACCAAAGCATGTGCTTTGGGATGCGACGAATTGCAGTCCATTGAGACAACCAGAAGATAAGCGCCTGGCATCGCATCACCAAAGTTCACTCAGGAGGTATCTATGTCACGCAGAACAGCATTTAACGGTTCGTCGGCAGCTCGTAGACGTGAGCGCCGTGCTCACCTTCAGAGTGAAGCCGCTATCAGTTCAGAAGTGATGCATCGCCCTACACCGGCGCGTGTTGAGTTGCAGTGCAAACGCAAGCCAACAATGCGGGCTGAGGTAGTGACTATCACTTCACAGGTTCAGCACTATGAAGGCTCATGCTGCCTGCCAGAAGTAGCGATGTACGCAGCGGGGCATCGTAAATCAAATAACGTTACAGCGAGGTAGGTATGGAAGAAGGTATCGAAGAATTCGAAGAACACCCTGCGGATGATATGAGCCAATACCAGGACTATCCGTATGAGCACGACTATTGATACCAGTCAGTGGTGCGGCCAGTTTAAGAAGTGCAAAGGGTGCAAGTTGGATGCCGAATGCATGGTAAGGCCTGAAGAAATGTCTCTTGTTATTGAGGATGGAAAGATTGTTGATCGGTGGGCCCTCAGAACCACGGAAATGATAGCGAGAGAGATTGAAAAACAGAACATCAGGGCTGCTTAGGCGGCCTTTTTTATTAGCAACGTTAACAGAGGTGAGGGATATCAAATACCGATTAAGCGCTGTGTATTCATTCTTCTGAGTGGATACACCGAGCAATATCGCTCGTAATCAGTCAGGAGACGAAGACATGTCTGGTTAATGGAGAAATACCCTCGTTGATTTTGCCGCTCGCAGTCAGGGCGGCTTCTTTTTGCCTGGAGGAAATATGAAATTACGTGTCTGGCATATCCCACAAGTGCCAATGAAGTCTTTTGTCGTTGAAGTAAATAGCGTCGAGGAAGGTGTTCGCATGATGGATGCGCTCGCTGAATACGACATGTTCCAGTACGAAAACAATATCAAGCCTGATTATTGCAACGCCAGCGGACTCCAGATGTGGGATGAAAGCCTGACGGAAGAAGACATGGCTGACATGGAATTAACAGATAAGTGGATTGACTGGCACAGCGAGTATTACGACGACCCGCGTGACTATCTGGAAAGCTTGAAAGAAGAAAACTCAGCCGCTTAATTGCGGCTTTGCATCTGAGTAATGGTTAATCAGCCATTAGCCACATGCAACACACAACCAAAGGAACCTACCCCATGATGCACTTACAGCTCGCGGGTAGCGGCGTCATGTCCGCTTATTACCCGCCTGAATCTGAATTACACCGCAAAGTTCGCCAGCTTATCCGCGCCGCAATGTGCCAGTTGAGGTCGTTATGCAAATAAACCACGCAGCACTTAAAGCAGCCCAGAACAAGGCAGTTATTGCCCGTTATTTGGGTGACGGCGTTATGTGGATGTCGGCCTACGAGCAAATTCGCAAAGCGGTGAATATTCCGTGGTACCGGAGAAAGAAATGAATATCCCTGTTAAAGACTGGTCAGACGATGCGTTTATTCGCCTGATGAAAGACCTGTTAAAGCCTGAAAAGAAAGAACAGGAGAAGCAGCAATGAAGCTCTCATTTAAAGAACGTCAGGAACTCGACCAGATTGTCGCGACACTGACCGATTACGATAACGAGCAAATCAGTAATCAGGTTGACCGACTGGTTTCCAAAGCCAATCCGCTAATTAGCGCCCTGCTCGACTTCCAGCCCGACGAATTCACAAAGGATGCGGTATCCATCATGGAAGATGGCGAGGCGCTTGAAGCTGCGTTTATCGCGGTTATTGAGGAACGCATTAAGTGGGAATACGCGCTGGGTATTTTCATGAACCGGCACAGTTATAAAGGAGCGGCGTGATGAGCTTCAATATCGTTGAGTTTGTCAAAAAACAGGAACCATTATTTTGTGGAGCCCTTTCAGAGCAAACTGTTAACTGGGCGAAGGAAAGCCAGTTTGCCATTCAGTTATTCCAGAAAAACGATTACCTGGCTAAAACAGCGCTTTCCAACCCGACCAGTGCGCAGAACGCCATTATCAATGTGGCGGCCATCGGTATCACATTGAACCCAGCCAGCAAGCTTGCTTACCTCGTCCCGCGTGACGGGATGGTTTGCCTTGATATCAGCTACATGGGCCTGCTGCATCTGGCGCAGTCAGCCGGTTCGATTAAATGGGGCCAGTGCAAACTTGTCTACGCAAACGACACATACGAATCCAACGGTCTCGACCTTGCGCCCACCCACAAATACAACGCTTTTGGTGACCGTGGAGACGTTGTCGGCGGTTACTGCACAGTGAAAACGCCTGATGGTGACTATCTCACGGAAGAGATGAGCCTGGCAGAAATCAAATCCACCGAGGCAACCAGCAAGGCCAAGAATGGACCCTGGAAAAATTTCTGGGAAGAGATGGCGCGTAAGACCATTGTTAAACGCGCAAGTAAATACTGGCCAAAGGCGGCGCGTCTGGATAACGCCATTCACCTGCTTAACGAAGATGAAGGGATTTATCAGGAGCCGGTAATGGCTCATGTGCCGGATGAAGACATTCAGGAAACTGAACGCCAACGCCAGCAGGAGGTTATGGATAAAGCCACTGAACTCTGCGACCAGATGGAAATGGCAGAAAGCATGGATGAGCTGAAGCGTACTTTTGCCGACGCATTCAAATTAACTCGCGGCATGAAGCTGCAGCAAAACATCCAGGCCATTTACGCAGAATGCAAAGCGAAACTGGAGGCGACAAATGAGCAAGCTGTATGAGATTGCTGATGATTACGCCAGGCTGATGGATGCCGACCTTGAACCTGAAATGATTGCCGACACTCTTGAAGGGATTGAGGGCGAACTGGCTGACAAGGTGGAGCAGCTTCTTGCCATCTGCAAAAACGAAATTGGATATTCAGAACGCCTCAGGGAAGAGGCTAAAAAGCTTCAGGAGCGCTCGGCATCAATTGATAACAAAGTAACCAGCATCAAGGCGTACATCGCAACAGCGCTTGAAAAAGCCGGAAAGAAATCCATTCGTGCCGGCCTTCATCAGGTCACTGTCAGGACGCCTTCTCGTTGTGTTGAAATCACCGATGCATCACAACTTCCAACTGAATTCGTCGAATTTGACACCATCATTAAGCCAGACAAATTAGCCATAAAACACCAACTTGAAGCCGGTAATGAAGTACCCGGCGCGGTCATAAAAACCGGAAAGCCATCCCTGCTAATTAAATAGCGAATCCAGTATGAAACACCCAAATGACTTCATTCGTGTCGGTGCGGTCACCCTCCCCTATTCCATAAACGGCAGAGGCTGGCGCACTCCAAACAACAGAATCATCAGAAACCCGTTCAAAGACCAACGTTATGCAGAAGAGCTAAACACAGCGCTTAATCGGGTTACGGAGAAAGCATCATGATTGGTCAATCCTACAACCCTGATATATCCCCTAACGAATTAGTAGCCCGCCACAGAGTAAAGCCTATGCCAGACAAATCGGAGTTACTCAAACGCCACAGTTTTCCCGGCCCGGATGATAACCGCTACATCAGCCTGATGATTAAAGGAGCGCGGAAATGACAGATAACAATAAACATCTGGTTCGTGTTGGACACGAATTTGCAGCGGCCATGAGTGACGACACGCCGATCATCACGATTGCGAAGATGGTCACAGAGCTTGCATCTGCGCTGGACGTGCAGAGTGCGCGTAGTGATGCGCTGGCGGCTGAACTGAAGCAAAGCAAGATTGACGCCGAATGTTACAAGCATGGCATGGAGCAGTCGAATAAACGACTGACAGAAATTGCAGCAGAGAATGCGGCGCTGAAGGATTTTGTCAAAACCTGCTTCCGTGCAGCTGGTGACGGCTGTGATATGGATGGTAACGATATTCAAGAGCTGGGTGAACGCCTGGGGCTGTTTGGACGTGAGACGTATCAACCAGTGTTACACGGTTACATTTGCGGCCATGAAGCCGGTGAGGACACGGTATACGTCATGAAAAAATCGCCAGCCACGGACGCATGGGTGAACGAACAGCGCACAATTGGCCGCGTTGAAGGCGTTAACTTTGCCGCCGCCCGCCTTGCCGCCGCATTCAATCACGGTTTCATCGATAAACCAACGGCAGAAGTTTACGACGTGGTTAAGGCGGTGCTCGGAGCCAAAGAAGAACTGGCCACCGCGCCGGATGATGGTCTGTCAGGCGAATACGCAGAGCAGGCGTTAAACGATTGGGCAGCACAGCTTCGCGGGGGCCAGGTATGAAAGAGCGCGGAATGATTTTTAACGGCGAAATGGTGCGCGCCATTCTCGACGGACGGAAGACGCAGACGCGGCGGATTATCAGTGAGCGGCATCTTAACCTTATCGATTTAGGCTCTCAGATAGGTGAATGCTACCCGCTGGAATGTGGAATAGACCATGAAAACAGCCAGAGCTATTACCGTGAACATTGCCCGTTCGGTAAGCCCGGCGATCGCATTTGGGTGCGGGAGGCCTATCAGGGGCCGCTATTCGATTACGAACACATGGAAGCGTATCTCGAAGACAGCTCTAAATTTGAGAAGCCAGATTTCTGTGTTTACAGGGCTGATGGGAAGCCTGCGCCAGAGTTTTACGACGCTGACGATAATCTGCATTGCTGCTGGCGTCCATCAATTCACATGCCGCGCTGGGCCAGTCGTATTCTGCTGGAGATTACCGACGTGCGAGTGGAGCGGCTGAACAGTATCAGTCATGAAGATGCTGAGCGAGAAGGTATCCATATTGAAGTTTGGGATCAGACTGTAGTGGCTAGAAATTACGCGGCTGAGGATGAGTTTTTCCAGTTCTGGTCTGAGGATTTCCCTCATTACGTCAATATGAATGACCTTTACCGTGCATCTTTCCAAAGCCTCTGGAAGTCAATCTACGGCGAAGAAAGCTGGCAGGCTAACCCGTTGGTTTGGGTGATTGAGTTTAAACGTGTTGAAGGCGGTGCAGCATGACCATGACAGCAGAACAACTGGCGCAACTGCGCGAACGATATCAGGAGCAGAACGCGCCAAAATGCCATATCTGCGGCGCAGAAATGACAATCCAGCGGGCCGGGGGCGGCAGTTTGGTATATGGGTGTACTGGTCGGGTGGATTCGGATGGTGACGGGTACGTTTTCGCCGAAGGTCGGGATTTTGCCGACAACCACTACGCGCGGTCCCGCGTAACTGTCGCTAATAACTCCGACCCTGACGTGCTGGCGCTGCTTGATGAACTGGAGCGGAAAGATGCGTTGATTGCTGAGCAAGATAAACGCCTGGTTGATTACGCTGCCATCGCAACAAAGAGCGCCACTCGGGTAGCTGCACTGGAGAAGAAAACGGCTTTTCTGAAAGAGAAATTAGCTCACCTGGCAAAATTCAATCCCGACTGGGACGTGCTGGAAGCTACCACAGATAGTTTGCGTGAGCACATGTCCGAATTAACGGCAGCGAATAAGCGCATCGCCGAACTGGAAGCGCGGACGGTTACTGTGAAACCTCCTGCGTATGTGGACGGTAACACGCTTGGCTATGGAGAGGTGAACCACATGATTGACCTGTGTGTCGATGCTTTTGAGAGGGCCTGTCACGTGGCTGACATCAATTTAACGGTGGAGGGGTGAGGGATATGGCGGAAAAGATAAAGATTTTACTCATGATTGCTTTCATCTTCCTTACGACAGTCCCAGTCGCCTTAGCGATGGTGAAGTTGGATGTACCGACGTGGGCACTGTTTGCCGGTCATACAGGAATATTTGCTGCGGGGCTTTACTGTTCATTGCTTGGAAGAGGTTAGACCATGACAACAAAATGCAGCGTTTGTATCGTCGGGATGATTGGCTCACGTCGGATTTACGAAGGTCTATGGGCGAAAGCGGAGGCTGAATTCCAGAAGGTTGTCGCAGACTGGAACGAGAAAACAAAGCGCCACGCCGTTCCTCACCCTGGCTTCGCCAACAAGTTTAATCACTGCCCGGTATGCGGGCATAAGGTTGAAGAATGACAATCAACGAACGCGTATCAGACTCTCGCATCGCGAACTTAATCGAGGTGTTGGAGTTTTATATGCCTGGAGATAAAAACCTGGCTAACAACGAATCAGAACTTGCGTCAGCGCTGCGCGAGCTACAGCAGTACCGCGCCGCCGCTGAGCTGGAAGTAAGCGACGATGAGCTTAACGCTGCCTTGACGGTGCATCGCTTAAAAACGGACGGTCACAGTCAACTATCGGATGCTTTCAGGGCTGGATACAAATATGCCAGGCGAGCAGCCCCACAAGTTACGAGCGTGCCGGATATCGAGGAGCTGCGCGCCGCTTTTGAAACCGTCGAGCGCGAATCCCGCGATAATTTCAACCTGAGCGAAATGCTCACTGGCAACTACGAGGACGAATACACCCAGCAGCGCTGGGAGGCGTGGTTGGATTGCCGGGCTTTCATCACAGCGCCAGCAGTACAGGCAGAGCAGTTGTCCGGAAATACCGAACAGGTAAGCCAGCCCACGTTGCCTGAGGGTTACCTGCAAGGCTACAAAGACGGTTGCGAGTGGTCCGCTCTAATGGCAGAGGCTAATCATCCGCAAACCGGTGACTGGTTGTTTGACGACCCTATTGAGCTGGCGAAAGCTATTCGCAAAGGCCCGGATATGCTGCCAGCCGAGCCCGGCAACTCTCCGGTAATCCCGGAGGGTTGGACCGGTAGCGACAAGGCCAATGCAGCACTGGTAATGCTTGACCGCATCGACACGGTAGACCCTGTTGACGATGACCGGATTGAAGGAATTAAGCGAATTATTCGTGAGCTGGCAGCCGCACCGAAGCAGGAGGCTAACAATGGCTAATCTGCAACTCGCAGTAAACGGCGAATACTTCGACCAAATGAAGAGCGGCGAGAAAACGGAAGAGTATCGACTGGTTAACCCTTACTGGGGCCGTCGCATATTCGGGCGTAAATATGACCGTCTAATTATCACCAGAGGTTATCCGAAGCGCGATGATGTAAACAAGCGCATCGATATCCCCTATGACGGTTACGAGATTAAGGTAATAACCCACCCGCATTTTGGGCCCGACCCGGTAAAGGTTTTCGCAATCAAAGTGGCGGTGAGTGATGCCTGAATCAGCAACGAATACAGCCCGCGCAATGCGGGTTTTTTATTGCCTGGAGATAATCAATGGAGACATACAGCATCACATTAGATGAGGCATGCGCCATGCTCGGCATATCCAGACCCACAGCAACAAACTGGATCAAGTCAGGAAGACTGCAGGCCACCCGCAAAGACCCCGCAAAACCAAAATCCCCCTACCTCACTACTCGCCAGGCTTGCATTGCGGCCCTCAACTCGCCGCTGCATACTGTTGCCGTGAGCGCGGGTGATGAACATAAAGAGGATCGAAAATGTCCATCTTCCGCAGAGGTGAAATATGGTACGCCTCGTACTCGCTCCCGGGCGGGAAGCGAATTAAGGAAAGCCTTGGGACTTCCGACAAGCGGCTCGCTAATGAGCTACATGACAAGCGCAAAGCTGAACTGTGGCGAGTAGAGCGGCTTGGGGATTTCCCGGACGTAACGTTTGATGATGCCTGCATGCGCTGGCTGGAAGAAAAAGCAGAGAAGAAGTCTCTCAATGACGATCGTGGCCGGATGGCGTTCTGGCTGGCGCACTTTGAAGGAGTTCGGTTAAAGGATATCACTGAGCAAAAAATTTACTCAGCTGTCAGCCGGATGAGCAACAGGAAGCAACTGGAGATATGGAAATCGAAAGCGGCGGCGGCGCAAAGGAATGGTTTACCGGCACCGGAATACCAGGCGACTCAGGTAACCACGTCGACCAAGGCCAAACATCTGGCGCTGATGAAGGCGATCCTACGTGCTGCAGAAAGGGAATGGAAGTGGCTGGAGAAAGCGCCTGTTATCAAAATCCCCCAGGTGAGGAATAAGCGCGTTCGGTGGCTGGAAGTGGAAGAGGCAAAAAGGCTGATTGATGAATGCCCGGATCCGCTTAAATCAGTCGTCAGGTTTGCGCTGGCAACCGGACTCAGGCGATCGAACATCATCAATCTGGAATGGCAACAAATCGACATGCAGCGTCGCGTTGCCTGGGTAAACCCTGAGGACAGCAAATCCAACAGAGCCATTGGGGTTGCGCTGAACGATACGGCCTGCAGGGTGCTCAGGGAGCAGATAGGCAACCACAATAAATGGGTTTTTGTCCACCTAAAATCAGGCAACCGGCCGGACGGAACAAAAACACCAGAAGTCAGGAAAATGCGCGTTGATGACGGTCGTGCATGGAATGCAGCCTGTCGTCGTGCAGGGATAGAGGATTTCAGGTTTCACGACCTGAGACACACGTGGGCCAGTTGGCTGATCCAGTCCGGCGTCCCGTTGTCTGTCCTGCAGGAAATGGGAGGATGGGAGTCTATTGAAATGGTGCGGCGTTATGCGCATCTGGCACCCAACCATTTAACCGAACATGCGCGGCAAATTGACTCAATTTTGGGGGTTTGTGTCCCAAATATGTCCCACTATGAAAATCAGGAGGAATTTAAAGAGGCGTAAGTGCTTGAAAACAAATGGCGCGCCCTGCAGGATTCGAACCTGCGACCCACGGCTTAGAAGGCCGTTGCTCTATCCGACTGAGCTAAGGGCGCCTGAAAGGCATTCCGCATTCAAAACCCTGTACAAAAAACAAGGCGGTGCGAAACGCGAGGAATTATACGGTGAGCACCTTACGAGTCAATGGCTTTTCCGCTGTATGCCTGCCTTTTGAGCATAAAGCGCTATTGGTGACTGACAGCAAGCCGCGCTTCTGACAAAATATCGCCATCCCCTCTCCTTTTAGACTACAGATGGAATCCTCTCTCTGATGGCAGCAAAGATTATTGACGGTAAAACGATTGCGCAGCAGGTACGGCTTGAAGTCGCGCAAAAAGTTCTGGCGCGTCTGGACGCCGGAAAACGCGCGCCGGGACTGGCGGTCATTCTGGTGGGCCAGAACCCCGCTTCGCAGATTTATGTCGGCAGCAAACGGAAAGCGTGTGAAGAAGTCGGTTTTCTCTCGCGCTCTTACGATTTGCCGGAAACCACGACCGAAGCGGAACTGCTCGCGCTGATCGACCAGCTCAACGCCGACAAGACGATTGACGGCATTTTGGTTCAACTTCCGCTGCCCGCGGGCATTGATAACGTGAAAGTGCTTGAGCGTATCGCGCCCGATAAAGACGTGGATGGATTCCACCCTTATAACGTTGGCCGCCTGTGCCAGCGTGCGCCACGCCTGCGCCCCTGTACGCCACGCGGCATTGTTACGCTGCTTGAGCGCTACAATATCGACCTTTATGGCCTGAATGCCGTGGTGATCGGTGCGTCGAATATTGTGGGCCGCCCGATGAGCATGGAACTGCTGCTTTCCGGCTGTACCACCACCGTTACCCACCGCTTCACCAAAAATCTGCGTCAGCACGTGGAGAACGCCGATCTGCTGGTCGTGGCGGTAGGCAAACCGGGCTTTATTCCCGGCGAGTGGATTAAAGAGGGTGCGATCGTGATTGATGTCGGGATCAATCGTCTGGAAAACGGCAAAGTCGTGGGCGATGTGATTTTTGAAGAAGCCGCCGCGCGCGCTTCATATATCACGCCGGTCCCTGGCGGCGTTGGCCCGATGACCGTGGCTACCCTGATTCAAAATACGCTTCAGGCCTGCGAAGAATATCATGATGTGGAGAGTGCATAAGATGGCGACCTTTTCTCTGGGTAAACACCCGCATGTCGAACTGTGCGATTTGTTGAAACTGGAAGGCTGGAGCGAAAGCGGCGCACAGGCCAAAATCGCTATTGCCGAAGGGCTGGTGAAAGTTGACGGCGTGGTTGAAACCCGCAAACGCTGCAAAATTATCGCCGGGCAAACCGTCAGTTTCGAAGGAAATCAGTTAACCGTTACGCCCTGAAAGGCCGAGGTGCGCTGATTTTGGGGGCCGATTACGGCCCCCAATCCTGAGAATACCTTTTACCGATGTCCCCTACTTCTGAGAGTTCTTCTTCATTCCCACGATTTTAATGTCATAAATCATGGTCGAGTCAGGCGGAATATCCGGCATGTTTCCCGCTTCGCCATAGGCCAGTTCAGGCGGTACCACGATACGCAGCTCGCCCAGGTTATTCACTTTCGATATTGCAGACTTAAACAAAGGCGGGAAGCGATCCAGCGGCAAGGTTAATACGGTTCCTTTTTCTGCCATATCGTTAATGACTTTGCCATTCACCAGGCTTTCGCGCATGGTCAACGCAACCGTGTCGCTCCCTTTGATTTTGGTCTCGCCTTTGTTCACGATCATGTAGTAATAGCCCATCGGATCCCGCTTAACGCCAGCCGTTTTACTGAACCGGGTCATAAACGCTTTACCTTCCGTTTTCGCGGCCGTCGCGGCATCTTTTTCTTTATCCTGAGATTGCTGGTCCAGTTCCTTAAGCGTCTCTAACAGTTCCTGTTGAGGGATCTTCAGCTGATTATGAATAAGGTCAGTCACCCCGTTCAGCACCTGTTGCTGACCGATACGATAACCCAGGCTCTCTTTGCTTTTAATCATGTTCGCGATTTCATGCGCCCAATAAACGCCCAGCGCATAGTCACGGATTTCATCTTTGGTTTTCGGCATTTCGCCAGAAGCGACAGGCATTGGCGCTTTTTGCAAATCAGCAAGTTGCCTGGACTGCGCGTCGAGCTTCTTCTGCGCCTCCTGAAGTTCAGCTTTTACGGTTTCGCTGTTTTTCGCGGCCTGCTGAGCGTTTTGTTGCAACCCTTTTATCGTTTCATCCCGGGTCTTAAGCAAGACGGTTGCTTCGGCAAGCGCTTTTTCTTTCGCCGCCTGGCTTTCGGTAACGCCTGCCAGCTTTTTGGTGTTCTCTGCCAGTTGCTTACTGTTCTCCGCCAGCTGTTGCTGGCTGGCATCCAGTGCCGTCTGGAGCTTCGCAAGCTGTTGGGCTTTTTCGTCCTGTGAGCCGGTCAGTTGCGTGATCTGCGTTTTCAGCGTCTGCACGCTCTGCTGGCTGGTTTTGAGTTGCTGCTGGGCTTCGGCAAGCGCTTTCTCTTTCGCCGTCTGGCTTTCGGTGACGCCTGCCAGCTTTTTGCCGTTCTCTGCCAGTTGCTTGCTGTTCGCCGCCAGCTGTTGCTGGCTCGCATCCAGCGCCGCCTGGAGTTTCGCAAGCTGTTGGGCTTTTTCGTCCTGCGTGCCGGTCAGCTGCGCGATCTGCGTTTTCAGCGTCTGGGCGCTCTGCTGGCTGGTTTTGAGTTGTTGCTGGCTGGCATCCAGTGCCGCCTGGAGTTTCGCGAGCTG